AAACTTCTCAAAGGAGAAGTATAGATGATATAGGAGAACATCATCTGGTTGGTGATGTTAATATCTTTATTAAAGATAACCTACCAGGAAATATTCAAATATCCAACGTCATCCAACATCTTAGGAAATACATACCAGATCAACTTCTAAATTTATTAGATGTGGTATATATTGGGCATATGCCAGAATTTGATGAAAGAAATATTAATGCTTTTACCCGCGACGCTGCTTTATTTGTTACCAACGAACAAGATAATGAAATAGACATGATCGATGATGTTATTCATGAATTAGCACACGTAGTAGAAAATAATTATAATCAAATTATTTATGGTGATGACGAAATAGAAAAAGAATTCTTGAGAAAGAGAGAAGTTCTCCGGCGTGTATTAAAATATGAAAATTATCCCGTTGGCGACTTCTATTTTAAGAAAGTTGAATTTGATTCTGAATTTGATTCTTTCTTAACAAACGCTGTTGGTTATACTAAACTGAGAGTATATTCACAACACATATTTGCATCTCCGTATGCAGCAACTTCATTGCGGGAATATTTTGCCGACGGCTTTGAAGATTATTTTTTAGGTAAAAGGGCTAGCCTAAAAAAAATTAGCCCAATCTTATATTCTAAATTGGAGGAACTACACAATGAAATTCAAAATTACTGAAAAAGGAAACACAGTTACATTAAATGTCAAGCTGTCTCAAAGTGAAATTAAAAGCGAAGATAATGTCAATTATGGCTGGAGAAAAGCAAAAGAAAAATTAAAACAAGAAGGGTATAGTTTAGGAAAAATGATTGAATATACCACTTTGATGAACAAATTTTCTGTTTATGAAGGGAATTTTATTTTTGTTTTTGAGCCTGCTAAAGTGACCAAACAAAAGACTACCCCTATTGAAATCAAAACAGTAGAGGCTAACCTTGACAAAGTAGAAACTGTTCCTACGTTAAAGGAAGAAAAAATAAGTTCTCCTTACGCGACGTCAAAAGTAAAACCAAGCACGAGAAGAACTTCTAAAAAAAAGAAGTAAAAAATGTCACACGTATCTTTTTCGGAAATTAAAAATTGGAATCAATGTGCTTATTATCATAAGCTAACCTACATTGACAAACTTAAAGGTTTCGAGGGCAATTTATATACTGCTTTCGGCTCTGCGTTACACACAGTATGTGAAAAGATTATTTTGAAAGAAATTGATGATAAAAAATCACTTTTTCAACTTTCATTCTCTGAAGAGATAAATAACCTTCCACAAACTATAAAAGAAAATATTGATATTAAAATGGCATCTGATATGCGCAGACAGGGAGACATGTTAGTTGATTTAATCCTGCCAAAACTTAAAAAAGAATTTGGAACTTTCCAAGTTGTTTCTGTAGAAGAAAAACTATACGAGCCAATTAAAGATTACGACCTCAAATTTAAAGGGTTTATTGATTTGGTTATCAAAACAGAAGATGGCAAATATCATGTTATTGATTGGAAGTCGTGTTCTTGGGGCTGGAATTTTAAAAGAAGATCTGATCCAATGACAACCTATCAGCTTACATTTTATAAACATTATTTTGCTAAAAAGCATAATATAGATCCACAAGATATCGAAACTTATTTTGCTCTTCTTAAAAGAACTGCAAAGAAAGACCATGTTGAGATTTTTCGTGTAACCAGCGGAAATCGTAAAACTGAGAACGCGCTTAACTTATTGAACAAAGTATTGTACAATATAAAGCGCAAGAATTATTTTAAAAATCGTCTTTCTTGCAAGAAATGTGAATTCTACAAAACAGAATATTGTACATAATCTTTTAAGGAGTAAAAGTGGATAATAAGATTAAGGTGCTTGTTTTAAGTGACCACCCGTTAAGCCCGTCGGGAGTTGGTACTCAAACAAGATACATGATAGAAAGTCTTCTAAAGACTAACAAATTTAAGTTTTTCTGCCTGGCCGGCGCTATGAAACATGATGATTATAAAATATCTAATGTGGAAGGTTATGGCAAAGATTGGGTTATAATGCCGGTAGATGGTTACGGGAGTCCTGAACACATGCGGACTATCATGCGTAATGAGAAGCCAGATATTGTTTGGTTTATGACAGACCCAAGATTCTTCGGATGGTTATGGGAAATGGAAGATGAAATCCGTCCCATAGCACCAATGGTTTATTATCATGTATGGGACAACTATCCTTACCCAACATACAATTATCCTTTTTATGCTTCCAACGATGTTATCGCATGTATATCTAAGGTAACACATGATATTGTCCAGACCGTCGCTCCGGAGGTTCAAAGTCATTATTTACCACATTCAGTTGATACTGAGGTATTTAAGAAACTTGATATATCAGTTGTACAACAATTTAAAAAAGAATTCTTTTCATCTGATGATAAATTTGTATTCTTTTGGAATAATAGAAATGCTCGTCGCAAACAAAGCGGCTCTTTGATTTTTTGGTTCAAGAAATTTTTAGATAAAGTCGGACACGATAAAGCTCAACTCCTCATGCACACAGACGTAAAAGATCCTCATGGACAGGATTTAGAGGCAATTGTACACCATTTGGGATTGATTAACGGCGAAGTAGTGTTTTCACAACAAAAAGTTCCGTCTACTCATATGGCAATTATGTATAACGTGGTTGATTGTACAATCAATGTTTCAGATGCTGAAGGATTTGGGCTATCTACTTTTGAATCTTTAGCGTGCGAAACACCTATTATTGTTAATATGACCGGAGGTTTACAAGAACAAATAACTGATGGTGAAAAATGGTTTGGAGAGGGTATCAAACCAGCTTCAAAAGCTGTTATCGGGTCTCAAGAAATCCCTTGGATTTATGAAGATCGGGTTTCTGAAGAGGACGTTGTTGAGGCCATGTACAAAATATATAGCATGTCTAAAGAAGAGAGAGATAAAATGGGTAAAGATGGAAGAGGACACGTCATGAAAAATTATAATTTTGAGCAATATACAAAAAGATGGGAAAAACTTTTATTGGATATACATGAAAAAATGGGTTCTTGGGAAACGAGAAAAAATTATAAGTCATGGGAATTAATTAATTTTGGAGAAGCAGCATAATGAGAAAAAAAGTTTTAATTAGAGGCCCTGTTTTAACACAATCCGGCTATGGCGAACATTGCAGGTTTCTTTTAAGGTCTCTTCGCAAATATGAAGATACAATTGACTTATACATTATTACCACCGGATGGGGAAGAACAAATTGGCAGTTTGAAGAAACAGAAGAAAGAATATGGATTGATAAATTAATAAGAAAAACATTAAACTATATTGGAGAAAACAAAGGTCCGGTGGATGTTTCAATCCAGGTCACCATCCCAAATGAGTGGGAAAAACTAGCTCCATTTAATATTGGCGTTACTGCTGGTATTGAAACAGATAGAGTCTCTCGCGTTTGGCTTGAAAAAACTCAAATTATGGACAAAATTATTGTTGTTTCAGAACACGCAAAAAATGGTTTTGTTAAAACAAAATGTGAGATGGTTGATCAAAGAACTAGCACCACAATCAAAGATTGGGGCTGCACCGTCCCAGTCGAGGTTGTACATTATCCAGTTAAAAAGATTGGCAAAGTAAATATTGATTTAGATTTAAAATATGACTTCAACTTTTTAACTGTCGCTCAATGGGGCCCGAGAAAAAATATTAAAAATACAATTAAGTGGTTCTTTGAAGAATTCAAAAATGATGAAATAGGATTAGTGGTAAAAACTAATCTAGCCAAAAATTGTATTTTAGATCGCCTGACTATTAAAAATAAAATAAATTCAATTGTGCATAAATTCCCAGAAGCTAAGTGTAAAGTTAGTTTATTGCATGGGTATATGACAGAAGAGGAAATGAACGGGCTCTATACACATCCAAAAATTAAAGCGCTGGTATCATTAACTCATGGCGAAGGTTTTGGGTTGCCTCTTTTCGAGGCTGCTTATAATTGTCTTCCTGTTATAGCAACAAACTGGAGTGGACATCTAGATTTTCTTTATATGCCTCTAAAAAATAAAAAAGGCAAAGCTAAAAACAAACCTATGTTTTCTAGAATAGCTTATGAATTAAAAGAAATTGGCAAAAACGCCGTCTGGCCCGGGGTTATTGATCCCGACGCGAAATGGGCTTATGCAGAGAAGGGATCTTATAAAATGAAATTAAGAGATGCCTTTAAAGATATTAACAGATTAAAATCAAGAGCTAGAAAATTACAAAAACATTTGTTAGCTAATTTTACTGAAGAAAAACAAAATGAAGAATTTGCTGTTAAAGTTTTGGGCAAAGAAATAATGAATGCTGAAGAGGCTAAATATATTTTTGTAAGTGATTTCTTTTCAGATCAATTACAGGGCGGCGCCGAATTGAGTCTCCAAACATTAATTGATAAAGCTGAAGAAAATAGTATTCGAATTAACTCTTCTGATTTGACAGCAAGTTTTGTCGACAGATATAAAGATAAAATATGGATAATTGGCAACTATACTCAAGCACCAAAAGATGCCATAAAACAATTGACTGACAAAAAGTGTAATTACAATGTGATTGAATTCGATTACAAATTTTGTAAATATAGAAACTTAGAATTACACGAAACTCTTGAAGGCGAGCCTTGTAATTGTATTGAAGGCGAACATGGTCAAGAAATTGAAAAATTTGTAGCTGGCGCCAAAAATGTATTTTTTATGTCGGTAACACAGATGAATGTTTTTCTAAGCAAGCTTAAGACTCTTAAAAAATCTAGATGTATTGTTTTATCTTCTATTTTCAATGAAAAATTCTTTGATATAATTAAACATTTGAGAGAAACATACAACGAAAAAGAGGAAACTTGGGTTGTATCTTCTTCTCCATCTTGGATAAAAGGATCAAAAGAAGCTGAAAAATGGTGTGTTGACAATAATAAAGAATATAATAAAATGCATGGTTTAGTATATAAGGAAGCTCTAGAAACCTTAGCCAAATCAAAAGGCTTATGTTTCTTACCTACCGGCGCCGACACATGTCCAAGATTGGTAATTGAGGCTAAATTATTAAATTGTGAACTTGAATTAAATGATAATGTACAACATATCAGCGAAGAGTGGTTTAACACAGATGATTTGACAATAACAGAAAACTACTTAAAAAGTAGGCCCGACGTCTTTTGGAAAAAGGTGAGTGGTGCCTGATGTTGTTCAAACGATGTGGGTTGGAAACAAGCTTTCAACTATGGAAAGGCTTAGTTTAAATTCCTTCGTTAAAAATGGCCATGAGGTTCACCTATACACTTATTCTGATATTGAAGACGTACCTGAAGGGGTTGAAATCAAAGATGGGAACTCTATTCTGTCTGAAGATCTTATATTTATGTATAAGGATCATAAAAGCTATTCTGCCTTTTCAAATTACTTCAGGTATAAATTGTTGTTTGAAAAAGGCGGATATTGGGTTGATACAGACGTTGTTTGTCTTAAGAAATTTGATTTTAAAACACCCTATCTTTTCTGTTCAGAAGAAGTATTACCCTTAAAACAAGGGAACACTCATGTTGGATCTTGTATTATAAAAATGCCAGCTGGCAATCCTATTGCTTTAGACTCTTTCGAGACATGTATGGAAAAGAAAAGAGAAATGCTCGTTTGGGGTGAAATCGGGCCTCGTTTAGTTAAACAAATGGTCGAAAAGTACAATATGTCTTTTTTCATCAAACCACCAGAAACATTTTGTCCAATTCCTGGATGCTTGTGGAATCTTGTTTTAAACCCGGAACAAGAAATTAATTTTGGCGAAGAAACATATGCAATTCATTTGTGGAATGAAATGTGGCGCAGGAGCAATACGGATAAGGACGCCACTTTTCCTTCAAATTCATATTACGAAAAGCTTAAAGCAAGGTATTTATAATGCTTAATATTTTGTATTTATGTGATAAGGATGTATGTGATACAAAAATGTCTCGTGTTCGTTTCCATGGAATGCGAGCTATTGGTAAGCGTAACGATGTTAACTTGATTTGGTCTGGGCCCAAATGGAATAATTATAATAATAATAAAACTGTAAATAAAAATATAGAAATAATTTATAAGGGCAAAAAACCAGATTTGGTTGTTGCTTATAAGCCTTTTAAATTAACAAAATTTCGTGAAGTTGATGTGCCAAAGTGTATACGATATAATGAGATGTATGATATTGATTGGACCAATAAAGAGATTTTAGATAGCAAATCAAATTTAATTATTTGCCATCACGAAAATGATATGTATCAGTATAAGAAGAAATTCTCTATGAGAAGTGACGATCATTCTATTCGATTTTATAATATCCCACATGCAGCGGAAAAAATCATTTATAGAGACTACGGCTTACCAAAAAAATATGATATATTATTGGCCGGCGCCGTAGAAACGAGATCTCTTTTAGGCGATCATTATCCATTAAGAATTCGACTGGCCCGGGATATTCTGCCAAAAATGGTAAACAAATATAAATGTAATATTTTACAACATCCAGGTGGCAATATTTTTAATGCCACCTCAGATGAGAATAGTTTTTTCTATGCACAACAATTAAGTTCAGCTAAAATTTGTGTTACTTGCAGCGGTCAACCACGATCTAGATTTGGGAAATATATTGAAATACCAATGTGTGGGTCAGCTCTGGCTGCGGATATGCCGGCCGAAGAACAAAATATATTTAAAGAATTCATGATCGAGATTGATATGTCAATGAGCGACGAAGAAATAATTAATAAACTTTCTTATTATTTGGATAATGACGAAGAAAGGCAAATTCTCGTCAATAGGGGTCTAAAATACGCTGAAAACCACACGCAGGAAAAATATGCAGAACGGTTTGTACATATTGTAAAAGAATTTTTGGAGGAGACCAAGTGATCGTTATAAGTTCTACAGGAGGTTCAGGTTCCAGTTTTGTTGCTGATCAATTTGTGAAACATGGACATTCTGTATGTTTGCGTCCTGATGGTGGAAAACAAAAAGCAACACATACGCCTGCTCAAATATTTCATGAAAGAACGGTGCCTTTAATAGGTGAAACAAAAATTAATGATCAGTCAACTCAACAGGAAATGTTTGAGACAGCGTACACTGAGCTTAAAAAAATAGATAATTCAAATTTAATGTTGCTGTGTATGACTTGGGGTGGCCTGGGTTTTTTAAATGATATTGAAGAAAAGACAATTTTTCTTGTTCGCGATCCCGTCTTTGCGTTCAATTCTTATTCCGGCGGAGGTTGGAGGCTTGAAGGCGGCCAGCGTAGAATAAAATATGCCGGCGCCCGCGGACCAAATGATAAGAAATGGATCGATACTTGGATGGGTAATTTTTCACATTGGATCGATGGCGCAAAATACGCTTTAAAAGCTGTCGAAGAAGGCAAAGGACATATTGTCAGATATCATAATTTTAAAGAGGATTGGTCTAAAATTGATAATGTACCACCAATTCATATGAATTTTGATTCTAAAGATAAATTGGAAAAAATTCAAAAAAAGGGTTATTTAGACATTGGGACAGTTGCTTATATTAAGAGCGAAACAAAAGATGTATGGTCTGAAATCCAAGCACTTTAAAGGAAGGTCTAAATGTCTAAAAAAATTAATTTTCCAATATTGGGTTCCCCAAAACAATTTCGGGGCCGAGTTAACAAAACTTTAGGTAATAATGAACTTCGTGATTATTTAGGTTCTAAAAGTGAAACGGGAAAATCAGGATTTTTTAAAAGAATCCCGGAACTTGTTGATTACAAAAAAATTGAAAATCCAAAAGTTCTCTTAATTGGTCCGTGTATTACCATTCCAAAATACATGCAAAAAAGATGTATTCCTCCTCTAGGAATTAGCTACGTAGCGGCTTCTCTAGAGAAAGCAGGTATAGATGTAGATATGCTTGATCTATGCGTTGAAGGGTGGGATACTGAGCGTCCTAGCGGCAATCTGGTTACATATGGCAAACCACCTCAAGATATCGTTGAACAATTGAAAAAAAAACAATATGATATTGTTGGCTTGTCTGTGTTGTTTTCAACTGATTTGCCAAATTTATACGAAGCAACACAAGTTGTTAAAGAAACCTTGCCAGATTCTTTAATTGTAGTTGGCGGTTTACACCCTACAATTTATCCGAGAGAGATATTAGATCTAGATCTAGAATTTAACAATAAAAGAACAGTCGATTTTGTTATCCGCGGCGAGGGAGAATTTAGATTTGTTGATTTTATCAATAATTTAAAAGAAGGCAAAATTGATAAAAATGCTGACGGTTTGGTTGGGCTCATTAACAACAAACTGTTTGTTAACGCACAAGTGGAAAATATTGAAAATATCGACGATATACCATATCCAGCCTTCCATATGCTGCCAATAGAAAAATATTTTGACATTAACATTCCTTTTTCTCCAGTCCCACAAGGCGAAAGAGTTCTTCCGATGCTAACAACACGTGGATGTCCTGTTGGTTGTTCTTTTTGTGCAAATACAAATACTTGGAAGAAACACCGGAAGCGCTCAATTGAAAATATTATGGGAGAAGTGCGTCATCTAAAAAAGATGTTTAATGTTGATGAATTGCAATTTGCAGATGATAATTTAACTTATGATATGGTATATGCTTCTGAGAAATTTAAAGCATTGAAAGAAGAAAATTTGCTTTGGTGTACTCCTAATGGTACAATGATAAACAAATTATCTGAAGGAATAATTGATTTAATGGCAGCTTCTGGTATGTACCAAATTACTTTATCTTTAGATAGTGCCAATGCCAGAACTCTTAAAGAACTGCACCACAAGCCTGTAAATTTAAATTCCATACCGGGTTTAATTAAAAAATGTAGAGAATTAAATGTTTTCACTCATGGTACTTTGGTTGTGGGAATGCCAGGAGAAACCTTGGAAGAAATTCTAGAAGGATTTGAATATATTAAAGAAGAATTGGATTTTACTAGTATCTCTACTTTTATTGCAGCTGCTATCCCTGGATCCGAATTATATCATGATATGTTAGAACAAGGAAAAGTAACTAAAAAAGCTGCTCGCGAAATAGATACAACAAAATCGAAGATTATGTTGGCCAACATCGATCCAAAAGAACTAGAAGAGGCTATAGAGGAATTCCAAACAGAGTATTTAAATATTGTTAAAAAAAGAGATCCGGAAGAGTATAATAGAAAATATAAAAAGTTAATTCAATCTGGACGTTGGGATGAGAATCAGTGCGGTGGGAAATTAACTTAATTATAGGAGATACGGATGTCAGGTGAAACAGAATTTACTTTAGATGATAGGAAAAAATTTAGCAAAATGCCAAAACCACAATTTGAGCAATTATGCACAAAATTGAGATTATGGGATAAATCTGGTATAAATGAGAAAAATGCAACCAGCGCACTTTTTAAACTAGACGATATTTTAAAGCAAGAAAATTTAGGCTATTGGATTGTTTATGGTACTGCTCTTGGTTTCCACCGTGATGGAAATTTTATTCCATGGGATGATGATATCGATATCCACGTGCAAGCTAAAGAGTTTGAACCTAAGTTTGACAGCTACAAAGATAAATTAATTGAAGGTGGTTTTATTGTGAGAGCGGTCAAACGAGACGTATCAAGTAAGATGTCGTTGTTCTATCGCGGAATCAAAATGCAAATTCAAGGATTCTATAAAACAGAAAAAGAGCCACATCTGGTGCAGACAAAACTTTTTGTATACCCAGAAAAATATTATTATGAAGGCGCCTCTACTGTCGCTTATAAAGGCAGAGATTTTAGAACTCCTGGCCCGCCAGATGAATATTTGACTTTTTGCTATAACGAAAATTGGAAAACGCCACAAAATATACCTGATTGGAGAGACTATATGAATGTTGATCAATTGAAAGATATTGGATGGATCTCTGCTCACATACAACACAATAACCATAAAAAAAGAAAATAGAATGCCGACTTCCATTGAAAAAGAAATGCAAAGACTACAAGAGAAATATGGAATTACTTTCGCCCACGCAAGCACTCTTTTAATATCATATCCAAAATCTGGAAGAACGTGGTTAAGGATGATGTTGGCTAAATTGATGATGTCGACTTATAAAGAAGCAAAAAACGACAGACATGAGATATTTCCATCGCTCCACGATTCTTATAAAGAAGTAAAAGCTAGATTTAAAGAAGATTATAAGGATCTAAATATTATTTTTCTTCATAGACACCCCGCAGATACAGTTATCTCTTACTTTAAAGAAATGACAACTAACACCCTATCTGGCGTGTATTATGCCGGTACTATGAGTGAATGTTTACGGAACGAAAGACATGGTTTGAACAGAGTTATAGAATATAATAATATGTGGGTCAGAAAACATAAGAACTTTAATCGCTTTTTAATGTTATCTTATTATATGTTACATAAAAATCCCTTTGCTTGTTTAGCAGCAATCACCCAGGTGGTTGAATTACCGACCATCAAAGAGGCTATTGAAGAAGCTATTGAATATAGTACCTTTGATAACATGAAAAAAATAGAAAAAGGCGAAGGAGATAATTTGCTCGAACATTATAAAGGAAATTTTGGCGTTGAACCCGGCCGCGTTCGAGTTGGAAAATACAATAATTATCATAATATTTTGAGCGAAGAAGATATAAAATATGTTGAAGAGTGCATGAAAAATAGTTTAATTAGTTATTCGTATGATGAAGAGCAAGATAAATGATGATTTATAGAAAAGAGGTGGATGGTTTTGATTGGGTTTTAAATATTTCAGACGGCGGCATCGGCTCAACCTTATATAACGCTAATACTCCAGGTAAAGATTACAAATTCGCCCGAGAAAGCATGTTTATGCAGCTTTTAGATACTGTTATAGGGGAAGGTATGACCTGTATTGATTTAGGCGCTAATATAGGCTATGCGACGATGTTTATGTTAAGAAATTCGGGTGATTCTGGAACAGTTTATGCGATTGAGCCAGATCCTCATAACCTACGCCTACTTAAAATCAATTTGGCCGAAAACGGATATAGGAATAAATGTGAAAAAACACAGTGTCTTATAACTGATAAAGATGGAAAGAGTGAATTTTGGATTGCCCGCCACCCAAATCTTAATAGTGTTAGAAAAACAAGGCATAGTGTCCGACGTGAAATTATTGATTGTTTCACATTGAAAACATTTTGTTCCACAAGAAAATATCCTAACTTTATTAAAATGGATATTGAGGGACATGAAGTAAAGGTGTTCGAAAGCGGTTATGAATACTTTAAAAATAATGAAGGAGAAACACATTTCCTTCTAGAAGTGCATCCACAGTATTATGATAGTAATAACAACTTCGCAAAAATTCTTAATAAATATTATGATATTGGTTTTAAAATAAAGTATTTGGTTGGGACTCCTTCTAAAACTCTGCCTCCTTTTAGGGATGCTGGTTATAAACCAATAAAACAAATTGAGTCTGATGGCTGGGTTCGGTCCCTATACGAGAATATTCCTCAAAAAGACGCTATTAAGTTTGCATGCAATTTGTTTAATAATGTTCATGGGAAAAAAACAGTTCGCAGCATTATGGTTTCAAGGGAGAAATAATAAAATGATAAAAGTTAATTTGTTTTACGGAGACGATTATGAAGGAGAACTAGTAGAATTTGAATTTAAAGACGGATCTGTCGCTATCGACTGTGGCGCGAATATAGGAGAGGTGACACATTTTCTGTCAGAAGCAGGCTTTGAAAAAGTATATTCATTTGAGCCAAATCTTTATGCATTCAACATTCTACAGAGAAGATTTGCAGATAATCCTAAAGTTGAATGTTTGCCAAAGGCGGTTACAAATTCTTCAAAATCAGGACCAGGAAAGCTATATTTTCACAAAAAAGCAAACCAGAATCAAATAAAATATTCTAAAGGGTGTTCGACCGCACCAGATAAGCATAATGTTGATGAAAACAATTTTATGGTTGTAGAGATGGTGGGTATTAGTGATTTTATCAAAAGTTTAGATCGCCCGGTGGGGATGCTAAAAATTGATGTTGAAGGTACCGAAGCAGATATTTTAAACGACTTATTTGAATCTGGACTCATTAATGAGATTGGTCAAATATTTGTTGAGACTCATGAAAGCAAGGTACCATCTTCACAAAATGATATGAAATTGATAAGAGAGAGGATAGAAAAAGAAGGAATTAAAAATATTCATCTAGAATGGGAATGAAACAATGATTAGCACAAGAAAAAGAAATATATTAAAAGCAGCAAGTTGGAAAACTTTAGGATTTATCACACTTTCAGCTTTGACATATGTGATAACTGGCTCTTTAAAACAAATGACATATATTGCTATATTCTATCACCTTTTTATGCTTATGGCTTTTATGTTCCATGAAAGAATTTGGGACAAAATTCGATGGGGGAAGACAAAAGGATTGGCAATTCAAATGACAGGGATGTCCGGCGCCGGAAAAAGTACTTTAACAAAACTTGTTTCCCAACATTTAAAAAAGAAAGGTCTATTAGTTGAAATAATCGACGGGGATGAATATAGAGCTAATTTGTGTAGTGACTTGGGGTTTTCAAAGGAAGATAGAAATACGAACATCCGGCGCCTCGGTTTTGTTAGTAAAGTATTATCCCGCAATAACGTGATTACAATTATTGCAGCAATCAACCCTTACGATATCGTTAGGAAAGAATTAACTAAAAAGGATAAAAACTTAAAAACAGTTTATGTCAAATGTAAATTAGGGACGTTAATTAAAAGAGATACAAAGGGACTCTATAAAAGAGCGCTCCTTCCTGACGGCCATCCAAACAAGGTTTATAATTTTACTGGTATTTCAGATCCGTTTGAAGAACCAATTAGCCCGGACTTGATTATAAATACTTCTGAACAAAGTATCGACAAGTCTGTTAAAATATTGGAACAATTCATTTTAAGAGAGATCACGTGAAAGAAATAGACAATCATCATAAAGCAAACGCCCGGGATCTCCCCAAATGTCTTGTAACAGGCCACAAGGGCTATATCGGCGCCCATTTATTCAAAAGATTGAAAGAACTTGGTCATGAAGTTCAAGGTATTGATTTACAGGAAGAATATAGTAAAGATATCTGTGGTTTGGAGGGCTTAGTAGAAGATGAACAGGGTAATTTTCACCCACACTATTGGAATTTTAAGCCTGAATATATTTTTCATATGGCGTGTTTTCCTAGAGTTGGTTATAGTGTAGAAAATCCTGTCCTAACAATGAAGAATAATGTTATGATAGGCACACATGTACTTAATTTTGCAAGGAAAGTCGGAGCCAAAAGAGTAATATATTCTAGTTCTTCTTCTGTTAACGGCAATGGCCAAGGCCCTGAGAGCCCATATGCCCTCCAAAAAATGGTTACAGAGTTAGAATGCCAACTTTATTCCAAGTTATATGGTTTGGATACTGTTTCATTAAGATATTTTAATGTATACTCAGAAGACCAGAAAACAAATGGTTCATACGGAACAGCAATTGCAAATTGGATGCAGGCAATTAGAGAAAAAAAGGTACCTTATATCACGGGCCGCGGCTCCCAAAGAAGAGATATGATACATGTACAAGATGTCACGTCTGCGAATATTTTTGCAATGAATTTTAATAGATATACTTTTTCTGGAGATGTATACGATATTGGCACAGGTTCTAATATTTCTTTAAATGAGATAAAAGACATTGTTCAAAAACATTTTCCAGCTGTTAGTTTCGATTATGTCGATCCACGCGCTGGGGACGTTGATCGCACCCGCGCCCAAATAGAGGATTTAGAAAGTCTTGGATGGAAGGCGGAAATTTCTATTGAAAGTGGTATTAATAACTGTTTTAAGGAACTAAAGAATGAATTATCCTAGTACAGACAGTATTGGAATTGTTGGCCAAGGATTTGTTGGGACGGCCCTTCGTGAAGGTTTAAAGAAGACTTTTGAAATTGAAACTTACGATAAATTTAAGACAGAAGATTCGACTTGTAAAAGTTTAGAAGAGCTTTGCGAAAAAACGTTTATTCTATTTTTATGTCTTCCAACACCTATGAGAAAAGATGGCTCATGTGATCTTTCAATTGTAGAAGGTGTTATAAGTGAGGTCGATATACTTTCCACAGGTGATCATATTGTTGTTGTTAAGTCAACAGTCCCACCAGGAACGACCAGGAAACTCAATCAAATATATACAAATTTAAAAATTGTATTTTCACCAGAATTTTTGACAGAAGCAAATAGTATTGATGATTTCAAAAATCAAACCAGGATTATTGTTGGAGGCCCACGCCCTGCGTCGACGATTGTCAAAAATATGCTTAGGATCGCCTTCCCAAAAATTACAATTGTTAAAACTGGCTCGAATACTGCAGAAATGGTAAAATATTTCACAAATTGTGTTTTGGCAACAAAAGTCAGCTTTGCAAACGAAATAAAACAAATATGCGATAAAACAGATATTGATTATGATAAAGTTGTTGAATACGCTCTTTATGATGAAAGAATTGGTAGAACCCATCTTTCTTCCCCCGGCCCCGATGGGCATCTGGGCTTCGGCGGCTCGTGCTTCCCTAAAGATATCAACGCTTTAATCCATTTTGCAAATGAATCTGGCGTTTCGCCAATGGTTTTAGAAGCAGTATGGAAAAAGAATTTAGAAGTTAGACCTGAAAGAGATTGGGAAAATCTCAAAGGCCGAGCTGTCAGCGAATAAAGGAGATAATATGAGTGAACTAAATACCAATTCAAATTTTCAAGAAATGAAACTTTCTAATCATGCCATCGGCGCATTAATGATGTGCTTGCAAAGGTGTTTGTTGGAACAAAGTGACATCACTGGTATATTGGGGGATTTGATCTTTCTGGAGAAGGATGGAGAACTTTTTTGTAAAAACCCTCCTATTTTTAAGATAGAAGGAAACAATTTGTCCGAAGACGATTACAACATAGAGGACGAAGAATATTAAATATGCCGCGTTATACTTACGAATGTGAGTTATGCGATGAAGTATTTGATTTAATTCACTCAATGAGTCACAAACCATCTAATAAAGATGGCTGTGAACAAAAATGTGTTTTAAAAAAGATACCTTCGAATTTGACGATTTTAAAATCTAATAAAGGTTCGGAGACAAATTTTAAAGTTGGAAGCGTTGTAAAAAGCTCGATTGAGGACTTTAAAGGTGATTTGGAAAAAGAAAAGAAACGTTTGAAGGAAACACTATACGAAGAAGATGATTAAATATTTACTAACAATATCTGCAGTGTTTAACTGTATATTAATAATTTCATTGACAGGCATTATACCTTTTTTGCTATTTCTCTCGGTATGCTTAAGCGTCATGTTGTTATGGTATATTAAGACATTATTAAATAGAATCAATGATATCAATAGTGAAATAGAGGATATGTTTAATATGTTTAATGATTTTACAACACACGTGGAAAGCATTTATCAGTTAGAAATGTTTTATGGTGATAGCACTATAGAATCTATGATTAAACATTCTAGGGAAGTTTTGGATGAATTAAACATCTATAGACAAAAATTCTTTTTGGATAGTGAGATAGTCGACGTCGTAGAAAAGGAAGAAAACATTGAACCAGAAGAGGAAGAAGGGCACTAGATATTTTACTCAAGAACATGAAGATGCAATAGTTAATTACGCCCTAACTGACAGTTTAAAAATAAGAACAGAATTATATAGTAAATTTATTGGACCAGTGTTTGATCAAATGGTTGATAAAATTGTTTACACATATAAATTTACAAATTTACCCAATATTGAATCTCTTAAAGATGAATGTAAAGTTTGGTTAACAACCATTTTAGATAAGTTTGAGCCAGCAAAGGGTTCAAAAGCTTTTTCTTATTTTAGTGTTATAACTAAAAATTGGTTTATTCATAAAGTTAAAAAGAATACTAAGATGCTTCAAAGAGAGATTCAATATGATACTCTTCCGCTCGACGTCGAAAGAAAATATATGGTTACATATAATCCATATGAGAAAGACCGCGAAAAATTTGAATTTTGGTTTCTTCTTAATGAAGAAATTGATAAATGGGATAACATCAAATTAAAAGAAAAAGAACAAAAAGTATTAAATGCAATAAAGATATTGATGGAAAGCGTCGATCAAATTGAAATTTTTAACAAAAAAGCTATTTATCTATACATGAGAGAAATTACTGGCCTTAACACAAAACAGATCGTAAATAATCTAAACAAAATTAGGTCTAAGTATAAACAATTCAAGAAAGACTGGGAAAATGGGAAAATCTAAAAAAATAGATATTAATAATTGCATCGAAGATGCGATAGAGAATATAAATAATGATAGAGCGATTGCTATGACACTCTTAACAGACCTTATGGAATATATAAGAGGGCAAGAAGAACGCCATCAGACGGTAGGTCACGTTGCTGCAAAATATCTTGAGACTCTTCAAAGATCAAATGAACAATTGGTTAAAATTTCCTCTCTGGTACAGAAAAAATCAAACAACAACTTCAAATTAACTGGTGATGATAAAGAAGAAATTTATTCTTTGATCAATGATAAAGAGGAATAATAATGGCGTCAGAAAGTGAATTGAGAAAAAAGTTTGCTTCTCTCATAAGAAATGAGGGCGCTAATGTCCATTCGAGTGACCAAAATCCTAACCCGCCGGCTGATTATGGCCAAGCTAGTGATCTTTTCAAACGAGCCGCAGCGTTGGAATACGCTGCGCTGCAACCAAAACATCTTGCCAAAGGTAAGAAAGAATACGATGCAATTGTAGCAAAAGTTGTTACTAATAAATCAGTTACAGATGATAATTATGTACCCGGCACAAATAACGCTTTTAAAGGTAGAGAGCAAGATTCCTTTAATATTGGTACAGAAAGCGCAAATTATCATATTGCAGCATTTGTACCTGATATTCATTCGGCACTTTATGGTTTCACCCTTCCTGGCGCCACAGGGGACTTAGCTGAATTATATGAAAACGAAGGCTTGGTGCAATGCATACCAGAAAACGATAAAGTGACAAAAACTTATGGTGTGCCCAATGAAGGAGATGAAATAGTAATTTATTATGACCCAATGCAAGAAAATGATCTGGCGCTGTATAGAAGAAAAAAATCAACTGGCGTTGATATCAGGCCGGCCCTGGATCAGTTTAAAGGACAATTTAATGCATTGGCAACAAGAAATATGAGCGGAGGTCAATTTTTTAGTCCCCCCATACTTGCAGAAAAATATCATTTTTCTTTAGAACTAGGTAGCGCCACCGACGTGGGTACCTCAAAATTTATTAAAAAAGCTCCTTCTGAATGGTTAAAAGCATGTGCACAAAATAATAATTGGGGAGCACATTTAGTTGAATCTCCTTATGTGCCTCTTCAAAAGTCGACTATAGTCGAAGGTGACACGTCAAGAGTAAAACAATTTTTTGAGCCTCGTGTGTTTACTAATACAAAAGCTATTGCAGCGGAGGCTTCGGCCAATGATAAATTATTTGGGATTGTCTTAAGTGATGGCGCCACGAACCTGAAATCTATGTGGGTTGAATTTGAAAAACAAGCTGGTAGCACACACTATGGAATCGATCATTATGGCAAGGTACACGAATTTGTAGATTCTTCAATGGTTGCTTATCATTCTTTTGCAGGTTCTTGCCCAGGTAACAATCTTTTGTCTATCGGTATTAGTTATTGTCAGTTTGGGTTTGATTTCGAGACAGCTTTCAATGATAATGATATTAACAGTGGCCTCCGGACTAGTTTCAGAAAATTACTACAAGGCGGTTACTTGCCTATAGGAAACCCGGATTTTATAGGAATACCCAGTAACATTCTTGCTAAATCTTCCGTAGGGTTTGCAAAAGATACTTATATGTTAGCAAGTAAACTCGGCCTGGAAAATAGTTGGAAACTTGTTTCATGCTTGGCTTCAAAATACGGTATGCCTTTAGACGCTCCGGCAATTGTTAAATATTTAAGAAGTAATTCAAACAACTCAGAATTCAAAGATCCAAATAAAACACCGTATGTATATGATTTTTTTGATTTATCGAATTCAACAAAAAATAATTTTCTTTGTGGGTATGATGGACTAATAAAATATCCTGGGATCCGTGCTCGCAACTGGATGACAGCTGGCAGATCAGCTGGTGGTTCCGCTGCTGAATACTATATGTATTGTAGAATGTCTGGATTAAATTCAGACGAATCTTATTATGCTACTATAGCCTCATTAATTCTACCCGGCGCGACGAAAGGATCAAAATTAGATTCTTCTATTTTTATTGATTTAGAATCATACGCTAAAACTTTTGGTCTATCTTATTTGACGAAATCTTTTGTTCCGAATCCTTCCCGAGCTAGTTCATTTTTGGTTGAAACTGGCAAAAAAGTATTTAATATTGTTGACCCATTACGCCGAGATCTCCTTATAAAGGATACGTATTCTTCAACCGACGGTACCACACCAATCACTTTTACTGGTCTTGCTGGCAAGGAAAAACAAGATGCCCACCAAGAATTCCTGTATGAAAAAGATAATTATTTGGGTATCGAGCCGAGCACAGAACATTGTATGTATATTGTAGACGCTGCCCGGAAAAAAGTTTTTAGCGAATATAAATATATTAATAGTAATATTTCTGATTCAAAATACGAAGAATATAATACACCTTTTGGGCAGATGCTAACAAGAATAGCTGTTAACATGTTTCATACTTCTGCAAAATATGTAGATTTAGTAACCCCAGTTACTATTATGTGCGCCGGAAAAACCGATTTTGAAAAAAACTTTTCAGATAAATATAAAATGAACTTTAAAGAGATTATAAATATATAAAAAAATAATTATTGTTGTATAATGTAGGTGGAAAAATATGCCAATTGGTCAAAAAAAGAAAGACGTTAATTTTAATTTCTGTCCTGAAGATAAAGAAGTTGTAGAAAAATATTCTACTGAACAGATGGCCAAGTACCGTGGTCTTGACAACGAACAGTGTTTAGAAGGATTTTGTGACTGGCTGCCGTCCACCAGCGAACGTATCATAAACCATGACAACAATCAGTTTATTGTTTTAGGGAGAGACCGAACTGGCCCACGGGATACTGGTTATGGAGGTAAAGGGCATACACAAGCTGGCAAAATTGATATTGTTGTAGGCCTCGGAGGTCCATATGCAGAAGATTTTCATTGTGACAAGAAAGGAAACCGTCTGGCTTTAGATCCAACTTTACGTGACGAACCAAAACCTATTAAAAAAGAATGGGGCCAATATTATATTGTCTCTGATGCTGCAAGAATTTATATAAGTCAAAAAACAGATATTGATGAAGCATTTGGATTAAAAAGGGTGTATCTTAAATCCGGCGCGCCAAGTTTGGACCCAAGATCTGGTATAGGTATTAAAGCAGACACTATTAGAATCATAGGTAAAGAGGGAGTTAGTATACGAACTTCTCCACTAGGTGTTTATAACTCTATGGGAGGCAAAATAGAATCAGTAAAAGGTGTTGATTTGGTTGCAGGGGATAAGGTAAAAGATTTAGAACCGATGGTTAAAGGAAACAAATTAATTTTAGCATTTGAAAATTTAACGGAAAGATTAGACAAACTAAGTGGTGTTGTTGCTAATATAGTTAAAATTCAATTAGACCTTAATGTAACACTTATGTCTCACGTGCATAGTATTCCTCTTAGCGCCGAAGCTGCAGCAACGTTAGGTACAGCCGGCGCAAAATTAATTACTTTACCTTCTCGTCCAGTGCTACAAAAGGGGGTTTCGGCAAGTAAAGATTTAGTTGGCATTACCAGTGATTTATTCAAATGGAAAATCAATATAAACCAATGGTTTGCCAATTATACAACCCAAGGTAAACCAGGTTATATCAACAGCGGATTCCACAACCTAAACTAATTAAGATTATACAAAATGGTAGAAATTTTAAAAAAACATGAAGTCAGTACGTTATATAAGATAACGGAAAACACCTTTGATTTAATGAAACAGGACAACAATGTCTGGCCAGGTGTTCCTTTTCATAAATTTCAATGGCCCGGGATGGAAACAGTGCCTGAATATAACCCATTGTTATTCGGCCTTCTTATCAACTCTTCTGATATGATTCAAGACTTTCTGAGACCAGGAGCTGTTGTAAAATTTGTTTCCAATATTGTTATCATAAACACGAATGGCGACAAAGAAGTAAATAATGATTATATTCTTGTAAGATTAATCTACGCCCGGTCAGCAATAGAACATGTAATACCTGAGACTGACGAAGTTGTCTATCCTTTAATACCCACGCAAATGGCAGGTGAAAACGAAATGGCTTACATTGACGAGTATGTTGGTATCGTTAAAAAGAAATATTTTGAAAATTTCGTAATGGATCCTTCTCACACGTTTTATGATAAACTTCAAGAAGCACACAAACAAAACAAAGTCAATAAAGAATTAGAAGAGAAGATCCGGGCCAAACCGGTTTATACATTAAAAAATCTTAAAAAATTTTGGTGGCTTCCGTGGGGAAAAGAATCCAAATACCGGGGCACAGAAACTTTTAATAGAGATAACCTAGTAACAGCATTTCCCGACCAAGGTATTGTGTGGGATTCCAATATAACGTGGAAAGTTAAGATTATACAATATGCTAGTTACTTCGACAGATCGTCAGTATGTGGTGAAAACCCAGATAGCAGCTGTCCTTTGGCTCTGGTGGCCAGAATCGATGATAAACACCAACATGGCTCCGCAGCAGACTGGGCGAACGCCGATGACGAGTCTACATGGTTGCCTCAAAAAGATGTTGATGAAAAAGTAACGCCGAATGCAAGATATGGTTATGTTTTTCGATCATTATTAAAGGCAGCACAAGGCGAAGGAACTTACGTTACACCCTCAAATCCACCAACTGCAGATCTTAGCCTCCCATCGCCTGCTAGTACTGGTCAACAGCCTCCAGGAGCCGCGATCGATAAAGCCGAATCGATTGGAAAAGATGAGAATAAATGTAAATATTATGTGAAAGTTAAGGTAACTTACCAGGGCACTGAAGAACAATTAAAAAATGATAAGCTTCTCGATACTGCTTTAAGAATTTATGCTTTTGAAGAGTTGTTACGGAATTATAATAAGATAGCTGTTTATAATCCAGGGGCTTGGGCAACCAAAGACTCTGGCGACACTTCGTACAAACCAGAAGAAAAGAAAATATTGAATGAAGCTTACGTTAGCTGTCAAGTGGAAGAAAAGAAAAAAGTTACTAGCCCAAATGGGAAGGCTACAGTTTTGATATCGGTATCTTCTGGTCTCTTTGACAAAATTCCAGATCGCCCTTCATTAACACCATGGGTTTCCCAATCCGCTAGTGATCTTAGATGCCGTCTTTTTCTTAAAAAGGAAGGTGTTACATTTGAAGAGATTATTACTAGTGAAAAAGATGCTTCTACTTATATTACTACTCGTTTTTCACTAGAAGATGTTGAACAGATGGCAGAAACTTATGTCAACGTTTTTCATCGGAGATATGTTTCTGAATATATGGAATATATAAATTTAGTAAGTATCGACTTCCAGATGGAAGCAGATTATTTAATGAAGTTTGTTAATGGGATTAAGAAGTTAGCGAGAGATAATAATTTAGATATAACTAACCGACCCGGCAAAAATTCGATTATTGATGTAATATTTGATAAAGATTATAGAGTAAAAAATGTTATATATTCTAAGGAGGGTCCCTGGAATGGTGAACTTTATCAATTTAAAATAGGTACTCCTTCTTTTATAAGCAGCGCGAATAATAAGTCTACGAATAAGTTAATTTATGATTTGTGTTCTTCTTCTGTTGTTAACGATCCCGCCACTGGCCACGACAACCCAACGGTAGTACAGAGCCAGGCCGCTTCCAAACCCACCCTCGGTATACTTGGATACTTTCAGGTTCTTCATAAAACATTTTCGGACCCTCCTTCAACCATATTACAAGCACCTCCCCCCGGTAAAAATTCTTCCCAGCAGCCTCCAATTATATTTAATCTTAATGATTTCTTTAAAACAGTTTATCCGTCACCAAACCCAAGAGTTGAAATAAAACCAACAATATCTCGGCGTACCTATACCCCACCCGATACAGAAGAAGCAAAATTTCCCACGGGCCCGAAATCACTGGCGCAACGTCAACGCGAAGACAAATCTATTACTGCAGTGATTAAAAGAGAAGGAAAAAATTTAAAGAAAACAAAAGGCTCAATATTCCCTAAAGAAACCAATAAGTTTGTTGGGGATCTCGTTAAATCGAAAAGCGCGTTCAATATGATATTACATTCAGAAACGTTTTTTGGACCTAAAGGGTTATACCAACAGCTTCTGAACAAAACAAATTTGCATGTCTGGCTTAAAAGTGTTTTTGAATGTGCCGGTTATGATTTGAAAGGTGATGATCTGTTTGAAGTTCTTTGTAATATTGTTTTGAAAAATCTTCCATGGGAAAAAATTAAAGATGAAGTTCTGATGAACCTTAATGAAGCCACTGGAGAAGTCACTAACTGGTGCAACAACGCACTAGAAGATATCTACGAGGAAATATCATCTCCGATGGGCGCGCAAGATTTTGATCTGGACAAAGCGATGCAAGGCCTCGGCGATGTTTTAAAATATGCTGACCCCAAATGGTACCCTGGATTTGATAAAACAACACAATTATATAATTCTTTAAATATGGGGAAAACCCCTGTGGGTTCAGGTGGATCCTCTCCTACATTTGGAGGTAAATCTACAAGTTTATCTAAGTGTGCTGACATGGCACCAGAGGAGCCAAAATTTCCTCCTGGAGTCAAGCCAAACCCGAATACACCCGAAATTGAAATACCATATTTAGCTCATGAGAGTTTCAAAGCCTCCCATCCGGGTGTCTATTCTTCCGGTACTGCTGTTTACAAATGGAAAATATTCTTGAATTATAAATTCAGCACAGCCGATCCCGCAGTCCTGGGAGACGCAGCAAAATATGCTTTTACAGAAGATGATTTTAAAAAATTTGGAACAAAATTTGATAAAAAGACGCAGTTAGCCACAGAAAAGTATTCTTATATTTTCCGCAGCAATTGGGTGCCAACAGACAACGACAAATTGGGTACGAATAACGGTATTGTATCACTTGCAGCTTTTAGGGAAGCTACCTCTTGGTGGGCGACAGTTTCACAAGAAGAAATACAAAAATATGAGTCTTCAGTTAAACAGAGTTATGTCGACGATTCTGAGCGCTTTGCTGTCGAAAAATTAAAGAAATTACTTAACGAAATCCCAGCAAAATTCGGCATTGACACGTTATCTTTGTTAATGGCCAACCACAATATTGTAATCAACCAAAACATTACTGCTAAAAGAATTATTGATGGCTCAAAAGTCATCACCACAATGGTTATGTTAAATGTTATTTCTAAATCTGCTAGTGTCAACACACCCTCTTCTCAAAATACGATACTTGGTGAACTTTTAATGTCGCCAGAATCACACGATGCTTCACTCAACCAACAGGCTGAAAGTATAGTAGAAAAACTTAAAGAAAATTTACAAGCAGCGTTTAAGGATCTTGGTATAAGCGATGCGGTAATCGACACAGACAATATCACTGTAACTTATGAATCATCAGACTTTGACAAACTTGTTTCTGGCATAAATCAAGAGACTGGAGAGACTGTTAAGTACCATTCGTTTTTATCTCAACCTCAAGTTCCTACCGATTTTCAATCATGGAAGAGTAATTTAAATGGTTATATCAATGCAGGCGCCTTCAGCAAAGAAGGACAAATTAGGTTAGTAACTAACGTAGTTAATAATTTTAATTTAAATTTAGCAACTCTTGTTACAAGCCATTGCAACCCAGAATTTTTATGTAAGCATTTAGAAAAATATATTTTGGACTTAATGGGCTTCTTCGAAACCGGAGATTTATCAAAATTAGGATTAGGAAAATTATCAGATTTTTTCAAAAACTTTAGTATTACGGACCTGTTAGGTGATATCGGAAAATTATGGGTCGCCGCCATATTAAAACAAATCGATCAATCTTTGTTAGAAACATTTAAATGGTTGGCGAGATACATCCAATTAAATTGTGAATTAATGATGTCAGAAGCCGGCCAAGAGGTCCAAGAGGCAATAAATAAACTTGATGATGGTATCGGAAAAGATTTTGCCAAGTTCGGTACGGGTTTATTCAATTTAAACACAGAGCCAGACCCAGAAGAAGCCAATAACGTAATAGAAATGGTTTTTCCTTACGTTGCTCCGCCACCAGAAGAAGCAACAATTGATTCTTATAATTTTGAAGGAGTCGATAATTTCAGAATCGAGGAACCAAGATATGATAAAGTTGATGTCAACAAAGCACAAATGTTAAAAGAAGCAAGAAAATTTGTTGAATTACTTAGACCACAAGAGAAAGAATCGGTTGAAGCAGCTTTAAAAGAAATACAATCTTTCCTTTACAAAGTTTTGTTAACGCTTACTTCAAAGAAATTAGTTGCGCTATTTTCCGGCAATGGTTCGTTAGAACAGATGGAAGATCTTTTATTATTAATTGAAGATAAATATCCTTCATTAAATAAAATTCTTGATTCCCCGATGGCCGTTGGTTCTTTCTTTAATTTCATCGGTGCCACTGTTGATTTAGAATTGTTTATTAATACTATGGTGTCAAGAAAAATCATTCAAGATTCGTGTGAATTAAAAGATCTTTCCGATGATATCAAAATACTTTCCTCGAAAGCAATTCTGGCATTGGAAGAACAAAATAGAATTAGAAATGAATATATTGCTAAAATAGCTGATTTGGCTATTGATAACGGAGCCCTCGGCGGTCCCCCAAAATCAATTGGTATTGATTATGATTTAATTGGTTTCCCTGATAATATTCCTTATCTGGATTATACAATGACGACATTAAGAGATGGAATATTAGATTCAGTAGAAATGTCTTATAGGTCTGATATCAAAAATCTTAGAGCAATATTTTTGGAATTTAAAGTAACTTTAGATGATGGAGACGGGAATGTGTTTAATGGTTTCAGCGAATTAGCTGGAAGTTTAAACGCGAAAGGCGAAAGCGCTGCAGAAATATATGATTCTTATTTAAATGCACTTTCAGATCATATTGGACCTGGTAACAACGCTGGAGTGAACTTCGGCAAGGACGGTAAAGAATACACACTTTCCATGAAGATCCCTTCTGAACTTTATCCACAACTCCAAGAGGCGTTAGCTGGAAGTTTAGACGGAGTTCCAGAAAACGTTTATAAAATAGCTGGCGTTAACGGTCCAAATTCACCAAAAGAACAAAGAGTCGACATTTTTCCATCTTTAGATTACAATGCTGACGAATTCCAACCTTTGCACGAAACGTTTATAAAGTCTCCAGATGAACTTCAAGGAAATGTACAAAACGCAAATTTCGCTTTTGTAATGGCAATTGATACTGATCACAATGAAAAGAGTATAAACTTCATAACACAATGGGAAACAATTAATTACAAAAATTACATTGTGCTAGATCCATTTAAGAATCATGCGACGATGGCCTCGGTTATTTCAAACGCCGCATCAGGAAAATATACAACCGCAGCTATAAATAATGAACACGTTATGTTTTCTTGGAAATCTGGTTTGTATACATCACCGGCTGATATGTTTAACACAGAAACAACCAAAACATATACATATGGGGATCCTTGTTCAATTGAGGATTTAAATATACCTCATGATATTCTTGAAGAAACTAATTTCAAGAAGTTGCCTGATGATGCATTCCCGGAAATCAAGGATCCTTTGTTAGGAAACATTGCAGAGAATTTCCCATTGGATGTGGGCGATTTTAATACTAATAATAAAACATTGCCACAAGCTAGGATGTTCTCAAAATATGTTATGAACATTCTTTACAAAAACCTTTTTGAAGTAAGAAGAGGTGTATACGATTCGCCTCCAGACAATCTAATAGAATCTATAAAAAAGGTAAGGGATATACTAGAAATTTATGTTTTTCCAAGGGTTACAAATAATTTAATTCGTTCTTTAGGCGAGTATGTATCGCATTCAAAATATTTCGATACTAAGGAGATGTACAAATTAACACAAACATTGTGTGACCCAACAAAAATACCTTTTGATTTAATTGGTATTGGCGAAATTAAAGAACAAATTTCAAAACGCTATGTCCAGCATCGTAAAAGACTTCTCAAAGAAGAACAGCAAAATGAAAATAGTGAATTTGAAGATCCTCCCGGCAACGGACCTTTTGAATTCGCGATGATGGAAGGAACTGTAAAACTAATATTAAGAACATATTTGGCAGAATTATTAATACGTTCTATTTTTATATACGATAGATTCGTTTTTGAAGAAGTCATGGACAATGATATGTTTCTTGAATTGTTTGCAAAACAGTTTTTGATAGGCATAGAAAATTATATTGGTGAACAAGATCCTAAAGTATTCAAAAATATCTTTTTAAGAGAATGTAAATATCTAGCCAAATCTACATGGGATTCTGTTAGTCCAAAAAAATATCCAAAACAACAAGTTTTTAATGATAACACGGTTTTGATCAAACATCTTACTTCTATAGAAATTCAAGATATTGGGTCCAAAATCAATTCCTTATTTTCCCTCGATGCCGAGAAAATTAAGCCACTTAAAGAAGTATTCTTTGATGATTTAAAATATGGATTTTTAAGAAATTCTGGAATAAACTTTGGCCAAGACACTACGCCCACAAGTTATTATATGTTCAATTATTCAGATTCATATAATTTAACGGAATTGGATCCCATTTCTGATATGGCTCAAAAGTCACAAATGACAATTGATCAAGCTTCAAAACAAGGCGCCGCTGGTCTTGACGACGCAGTTTATTTCGATGCAGACGAAAATGAGATGGATTTTCAAGCTTTTCCGTATGATAAAAACAAAACTACAAAGCTTGGTTTTGGTGAATTTGTTATTGAACCATATGTTAGGTTGGTTGACTGGGAAGTGGAAGAAGGCATTAATGCTGAGTTTCCTTTAACTGCTTTTGACAAAGCTTTCGGCCCGAATGGAAATTTAGAGGAGTTTGGACTTCCTGGATATACTAGAAAAGATTGGGCTAGAGGAGTACTTGGTCTTCGAGATTTACAAAAATTTGCAATAGATTTGATGGAACACTTGAACCAATCAGCAGAAGATGCAGGTGACGGGGGTTGGGGCTTCTTACAACAATTCGGGCAACATAATTTTCCCCTAAGCGCCTTTTACAAAGAGTTGAAATGGGGTATACGACTTAACTTGATTATACCGGCTGATCCGGAATGGGATTCAGACCAAATTCCTTTTGAAAAATTAGAGGAAGCCTTTAATAAATTAATTAGCAGCACTGCTTACGAAAATCGATGGGTACCAGCAATACACAAATCCTATCGTGTTTGGCGCCAAAATAAAGAAAAGCTCAATAATCCAGATGCGGCCAAGGGAGGAGAAGACCCTTTTGTATGGGTAACCAAAAAAATTCCATACTTCGTTATGCCTTTGACTTATGAAGAAATGGATGCAGATGTCAATAAACCGGGCTCAGGAGCCGTCCTTGGTTTCGCAACCGATCTAGTAAGTCGTTCTTTCAAAGAATTAGCTGATCTAAAAGCCAAAAACTTTAATTTAGAGCTAGCAAGATACATTAAATATCCGTCAGACGCAGATGTATATAGAACCAAATTCAACATGGGTTACAGAGATCCAGCTTATCTTAAGTTTGAAGAAACAGTAGATATATATGACGGAGGTAAAGTAATTGGTGAAACAGCAGGTTCATTAGTACCAGTAGTTATACATAGTGATCGGCTGATGATGCCCGGGATCGCCGGCGATGTGTCAGATTTTGAGGGTATTACATCTGTCGAAGATTCATTAATTAATTATTATGGTGAAACATATGGCCTCGGGGCCAATCATGTTGCAAATTATTCATGGACAGATAAAGACGGCGACTTCCACCCAGCTGTTGGTAATGATCTCTTTGTATTAGGTAATTATTCCGAGAAAGCGTATGCGGATCCTGATGGATACGGTGATAGTAAACGATGGACCAAGGCGCCCAATGGAAATGATAGCATCCACGATACATGGAATGCTCACGTTGGTTTATTAACAACAAAATACGCGAGAAATCAATTTGCACAATGGATGGGTATAGGCGTTGAATTAGACGAACAGCCTTTCACGAGAGACAACACAGAGATTTCAAGTATGCATCGAGAGCAGGACCGACCAGATTATAATCCTGCAAAACATCCTGGGCTGGTAGGCCGGCCAGATTTTAATGTAAAATTTATTATTGATTATGAAAGTAATATACAAGAGGGAACATATCCACACGGAGCTTCCGACAATGCCGGTTGCAAAAAATTTACCTTTAAAGATTATCAAAAAATCTTTCCATCTATTGATGAAACAGCTTATTTGGATTACATATACAATTTCGGCATAGAAAGTACCGGGGTTAAAGTAGAGTATCTTGATTATGATTTTGAAAATGACGGCAAAAAATATGAAAATATGCCACTAACCGATACTCACTTCAAGAACATGGCTGCATATAAAATGAGCAGGTGTAAAAAATCACCCTCTTGGAAACAAATCGGCGCGTCTTTTCCAGGCGGTAGCGAGGTTTCAAATTTAACCGAATGGTCAGCTGTTGGCCAAAAACAACTAATAAAGCCGGCCGGTATGACAATATATGATATTTATCCACCAAATTATTACAATTGGAATCAGGTTGCCACTGATAATCAAGAAACATTTTTAAAGTACCTTATTAGCAAATTCGCCCAACCGGCCGACGGCGGGTCCTTAGCAACTCTTAATAAAGGCGTAATCCAGGACCAAATTAAATATTGTATAAATGAGGTGGTCGATGAGCCCATCAATACGCAAGCTGAATTTGAATCATGGAAAGAAAATAATAAGGTCAAGCTTGATCAACTTTTTGATTGTATTAATAACGGATTTGGTACCTTAAATGCAGTTTATGAAACTGCCTACAAAATGCATCCGTATAAACACCCGGGTGGCATGCCCATGTCTGTTATCAACAGATCCGAGGATTACAACGCCGATATGATCGCCCAACATTTGTCGACGGGGTACCTTAACACGCTATATTTACATACCGGCATTTTTACAAATCAAGTTTTTAGTGATTATAAAAAAACATCTTTATATGGCGATGGGGAATCTACAGATAACGTATTACAAGAATTTTATGGCTTTAATAGGGAAGAGTCCCTCAACAACCCGGAACTGGATTCTGTCTCTAGCCCCGCAGAATATCGACCACATTCAGATAATATTGATACCCGTAGTCATCTCAAAGATTCGTATTGGTCGATGACCACCGCGGGCTATTCTTGGAGTAAATATCTTCGTTGGAGCCCAGGCTACAATTCGTTAGCCGGCTCAAACTTCAAAATTCCTGGCATTGGACCCGCAAGTTCTCTGGAGCCTTCACAAATATGGGTTAAACATGCAGATAGCATAGATTTTAGAGAATTAGTTAACAAGAAAACTGATTACCTTTTGGAGAGAGTCGGTTTTATGCCTTCTTTTTATTCCGGTTATAAAGTTCCTCTTTCGATTACAGAAGGTACCCAAAAAGAATTCCCAATTTTTGATGCAGCAAGTTCGACTTACAAGGATGAAGATGAAAATGATGAAGGTCTACAATCCAAATCTTCTTTGGTGGAAATATTACGTTCCGAAACTGATGTTGTTATCAAGTTCTTGGATCAAGAATGGAATGACGACCTCAACATCGCCAAGCCCGGGGACGGTATCATAGCAAGCAAAACACCTGATGACAAAAAGAAATATCCAAGATCCAAGTTAGATATCTGGAGAGTCAAGATTGAACATAAAACAAAGAACCCATTCGTACCAGATTTTACAATTACTGAAGAAGATATTTTGTCTGGCAAAGTTAATGTTGTCACTGAGGAATATATCAAAGGTCCGAGCGGAAAGGTGTCTAAAGATATAGTCAATAGAACACTTCAAGTTGATGAAGACATGTTAATGTCTCGTCAAGGATCCATGTTCCGCAAACAAGAAGGCCTTCCGGCAAAGTTGGAAGACGAAACTCCATTATTTTTAGATGATGACAACACTTGGGGTGGTGATACATATGTTGGTCTTTTCCCAGCGCAAGAGGACTTAGGAAAATTTAAAAAATTAATACAAGCGCTTAATGTGAACCACGTAACAACTACAAGAAAAGTTATGCAAGAAGCTTCCCAGCCTGAACCAACTAAAGATTATGTATACGTTGACACTGTTGCTAAAACACCTTTGTCGGAAGCAAACGAGTACACTGGTTTAAGTGTTGAAATTTTAGATCTTTTATTTGGTGGTTCTTCTACCGCCTCAAATAGTGTTATTAATCCCTTGGTAATTAATGAATCTTCACAATTTGGTAAAGGAAACGCCGGCCCGTTCGACGGCGCCGGGAAAACGAAATGGGGCGCCCACGCAAAACAATTTTTAGCTAGTATATCATCTGCTCAAGATATTCTTAAGTTGTCTAAATTATATTATATTTCTGCAGGTTTGGGCCAGAGAGACATTTTGGGAAATTGGAGCCAACCCAAGCAGCAAGGAGACATCTTTGAAAATTATATTGGAGAATACAAAGATCTACCACCCAGTGTAAAACAATATTATGTGGAAACAGTTTCGAACGATGAGGCAATAAATGGAAAAGCCGCTGTTGAACTCAAAATTAAGATGCGAAAAAGCAATTATGCAACGACCAATCAACCCGGGTTGGGATTTGAAAACGTTTATCTTGAGGAAGAGGACAAAGCAGAAGATGGCATAGAATTTAATATTAAATTATATCAAGTTAGACTCCGCTCCGCCAATGCGTTGAAACTGGGCGATATAGAGTATGGTTCCAAAATGGAAATTAAAGAACTGGTTCAAGAAAACGATGGTTCAACTTTTATAAAAGAATTTTTTGTTGGTGATTTAATTGAAAAACAACAAAAAGAAAAAGCCGGCGATCTAACGGGAGTAACAAGCATATATGATTATTTGAAAGATAAAATGATAAATGGTCCTGATGGGAAAGGTTCACCACAATTTCAACTTCTGTTTAATTATATCTTCCCGCTTAAACAATATGCATCATTTATTACCGTATACACGTTATTTTATAGTTTATATAGGAAAGGTACTGCCTTTGACACTAATCAAAAAATGCAGAGACTCTTCACAAATACAAAAGTTGATTTATTTGATTTGTTTGAGCTTTTATCTTCAGGCGGAGACCCTTATAAAAAATTCGGTTTAAGCAACTTAGAAGAAAACGTGATTAACACTAGACAGGCGGATGCTTTCAAAAAGTATGGCTCAAAGGGCATCTCAGCCTTCCAAGAAAAACAAAATCAAATTCTTGAACAAATAAGGTCTGAAGGACTAGAACCTGGCTTCTTCGCGCCATTCACTCAAAAAGATCATTCTGGTTTGGCACATGATAATATAAGAATGTTATTTGAAATACTGGCTAATATGATAGATCCGGGCTTTGATACTTTCCCGATTACTCCAATTGGCTGGGTGGCGCTCGCTATGCGCAGATCATCACGAGAATTAGAACAAGGAACAGAATTGGGCCCACCGACTTTTGACTCTCTTGATCCATCACAACCAATAACAGATACGGACCTATGCAAAAATGAATAAAATATGTCAATATTTATATGAATTTATAATTACGTATAAGGAGTTGTATTATGTCTAAAATTGGTTATTCTCCATCTTTGCCTTTAGATTATGATAAAGATAACGGCCCGTATAGCATGTTGAATACTTTAGATGGGATCATAAAACAAAATCTTAAAATGCTTTTATTGACTGCTCCTGGCGAAAGAATAATGATGCCAGATTATGGCGTAGGGCTTAGAAATTATTTATTTATGGAAAATACTATAGTTGTGAAAGAAGACATTGAAAGTAGAATTTTACAACAAGTTGATATCTTTATGCCATTTTTAAAGAATATAAATATTGATGTTAAAGATTCCAACAGTACCGATTCTAATGCGATTTCTGTGAGAGTTTCATTTTTTGTTGGGCCTCTAGGAAAAGAAGGCTATGTTGAATTAGTTTTGAGCCCAAGTATAACATCTTCAGGTGAGATAAAATCAATTTTAGACCAAACAATTTAGGTGGAAATAAAAAATGCTAAGTGGAAAAAAACTAAATATAAAATATACTAATCGCGAATACGACTCAATTAAGGATGATTTGATTAGTTATGCAAAAAAATATTATCCCGAACAATTTAAAGATTTTAATGAAGGATCGTTTGGTTCCTTGATGGTCGATTTGATTTCGTATGTTGGAGATTCATTATCTTTTGCAGTGGATTATCATGTTAATGAAAGTTTTCTTCAAAATTCTTTTGAACTTAAAAATGTTTTGCGCCATGCAAGACAATTAGGGTACAAGCATAAGCCAGTCGCAAATTCTTTTGGAGTCGTTGACTTGTTTGTTTTAGTAGATGCAGATTCGGGCGCCCACGCACCCGTTACAGATTACTTGCCGATAGTTAAACGCGGCAGTGCTTTCTCAACCCCCGCAGGCAAAAACTTTACTTTAACAGAGGACGTTAACTTCGCTTCCACTAATACTATTTTTAAAGTTGCTAAAACAAATGCTAACAAAATACCAACTCATTATGTGTTGAAGAATTCCGGTCAGGTAGTCTCGGGCCAATTAATAACAAATGAATTTACAGTTGGAGAATTTATTCGTTTTTATAAACTTTCTTTGGGTGATACAAATATAACAGAGATTGCATCAGTTTTTGATGAAAGCGGGAACGAATATTTCGAAGTAGAATATTTGTCCCAAGATGTGATTTATAGGACTTCTACAAATTCAGATCCATCTACTTTACTGGATGCTCCTTCAGTTTTAAAACCAATGGCCGTACCAAGAAGGTTTGTTGTTGAGCGCGACGAATTCAACATTCCGTATCTTCAATTCGGGACTGTTTCAAACAATGATGTGTTGAACAAAGAGTTTGTAGATCCAAATGAAGTTGTAATGCAGTTACATGCAAGAGACTATATATCAGATAATTCATATGATCCAAAGAACATGTTCGTTAATGATAAGTTTGGAATCGGGCCATCTAATACTACTTTAACAGTCACATATAGAACGACAGTGGTTGAAAATGTCAACGCTTCTGCAAATTCCATTACACAGATAACAAATGCAGAATTTTCGTTTAAAAATGAAACATCTATTCCTGCCGGCACTAGATCCTCTATTATTTCTAGTTTGGAGGCAAATAATCCTTCTCCTATTATTGGTGATATTAACGAAATAACAATCGACGAAGCCCGAACAATGGCATACGACAGTTTTTCTACACAGAATAGAGCTGTTACAAAAAATGATTATATCAGCATAATTTATAGAATGCCCCGCGCCCTTGGCGCAATTAAAAGAGCGAATGTATTTCAAGATAATGATGCTTATAAAAGAAACATTAATATTTATGTTCTTTCTGAAGACACAAGTCAAAACCTAATTCGAACTTCTTCAATTATTAAAAATAATTTGAAATCTTATCTTAATTTAAATAAAATGATAAATGATTCAATTGATATTCTTGATGCGCACGTTGTTAACTTGGGCATTAATTTTACGATTGTTTCACAAACAAGTGTTGATAAACATGATGCTCTTATTGCCGCTTTGAGTCATCTAAAGAAAGAATTATTATCTCCTAAAATGAACATTGGTGAACCTTTCTATGTTACAGAAGTGTATAGAATTTTAAAAGAAGTTGATGAAGTATTAGATGTGGTCGACGTAAAAATTGTTAATAAAACATCAACAAATCATTCTGGTGTGTATTATAATGTTAAACAGAATACTAGCCCGGATGGTCGTATTGTTAATTCAAAAGAAAATATATGCTTTGAGATCAAATTTGGGGATGATATTAAGGGAGCGGTCATATAATGGGAATTAAAAGATATACTGCATCAGAAGATAATACAATTACAAACGCCTTCAAACATAGTTTAACTTCCCGAGGCTATGACGCAAATATGGGAGCCTCAGATATATTGGAAGTGTTCTCTATTTATGGACAAGCTACTACAAGTTCCGTGGAGGCCACAAGAATTCTTGTTAGGTTTCCTATAACTGACGTTACTGCAGATCGAACTTCCGGCGACATCCCAGCTAAAGGTAATGTGAACTTCTATCTCAGAATGTATAATGCGAAGCATTCACAAACCCTCCCCCGCGATTATACTTTAAGTTTCGCACCTGTTTCTCAATCTTGGGACGAGGGCGCCGGCGTCGACATGGATGAATACAAAGACAAAGGATATCCAACAATTACGGGGTCTACTTGGATGACGGCTTCGTTTTCAAATCCATGGAACACCCCCGGAGGAGACTATTATACTGGCGCCACAGCGACAATAACGTTTACAGGTGGCTGCGCAACCAATCAAGTCATAACAATCATTTCGTCAGATAGCACTTCTAAAGCATATAAAGCTGCGTCGTCAACAAATACATCTGTTGACCCCCCTGAATTCAATCATAGTGGACCTGCTGACACAATTGCAGCCGCCCTAAAAACGTGTGTTGAATCTTCAAACGGCCATGCTGGAAAAATTACTGTATCTGCCGTAAAAACCGGCGCCATCACACTAACTCAAGTTACTGCTGGCTCCGATGGGAATACAACAATTACTGAAAATCTTAATAATTGCACAGTTTCTACTAAAGAAGACGGCAGCACACTTGGTTTTCGAAGTGGGGGATCCAACACTACACAAACGTTTACTGACGGACCAGAAGATGTTGAGGTTGATGTAACTACCATGGTTGAAGAATGGATAGCAAGTGCAAGAGATAATTATGGTATTCATGTCAAGTTGACTGATGCAAATGAGGCTTACGTTGAAGTGATTGACAAAACAGATTTATCCCCCGCTCCAGCTGTACAAACGAACGCAGGGGGAATAAAACGTTCATATTATACTAAAAAATTCCATGGAAGAAAAAGCGAGTTCTTTTTCAAGCGACCTGTACTTGAGGCTAGATGGGACAATAAAATCACAGACGATCGCACTAATTTTTATTATAGCAGTTCTCTGGCTGATAATGTCGATAATTTACATACCTTATATCTTTACAATTACGTAAAGGGTACCTTAAAAAATATTAAAGGAATCGGCACTAAAGTAGCAATTTACACAAGCTTATATTCGGGCAGTGTCGATAACGCTGTTCCTGTTGGAAGCAAGCTTTCTGCTTCTGCTGATGTCAAATATTTAGATGCAACTATAGGAACAAATATTACAGGAGGTTACGCATGGCAAGGAACAGGCATTTATAGTGCCTCCTTCGCTTTAACCGGCAATACTAATGGTATCCTTACAAAAGTGTTCGATGTGTGGCACAACGGCTCAGGATCGGTTTTAAATGCTGGAACTGTTCAATATGCCACTGGATCTTTCAAACCTAATTTTATATCAGCATCAATGTCTAATCCAAATTCAAGGTATGTTGTGTCAATGCACCACAATCAAGATGTTTATGATAGTAACGAAACAACAAGATTTAGAGTAAAAAATCGATTGAAAAATTGGAAACCAAATAATTATGTTGCCGTGAACTCAGCACCAGAAACTATAATTGTCGAGAGTTCTTCATTTAAAGTTTACAGGGTCAAAGACAATTTAGAAGTTATTAGACATAGCACTGGTTCTTCTGATAATGAAACATATATGTCATATGATGAAGAAGGTAATTTTTTCGATTTAGATATGAAATTATTAGAACCCGATGTAGCATATGGTATTGAGTTAGCTTATTACGATGGCAACAAATGGGTTGTACAAAATAATAGATTTAAATTTAGAGTTGAGAAAAAACAATAATTGGTTTGATAAATGTCTTACAATAGCTTAAAAAATTTATTTGAGAAAGATTCGCAAAAAATAATTGCGCAATCTTCTAGTTTGGATTCTTTGGGATCCAAAACCGAATCTGAAGAATATTTAAAAACTTATAAAATATTTAAAGAAAGAGTTACGCCTCAAGTTGACTTCTCACAGCCCAAAAATTGGGTGCGTTATGGTTCTGCCAAACAATATTATATTGATGCAGCTGCTAATGTTTATGATTCTTATCCTTATGATGGATCTGAAAAAGAAAAAATACAATGGCACAATAGTTCATCGTATTTCGAAAATTATGTTTTTGAGGATGAATATCCCAGGACAAATGGTTTTATTACTTTAAATATTGATGCAGCTACACCAGGTTCGGGAAATTACGGTACTCCGTCATCGACTGCACAGTATATTTTAACAACTGGTTCCATGGCCGAAGATAATGTCTATGATTTGTCTAAGGCCCGTGCTGAGAACTTATTTTTTGATTTGTCGAAAAACGGAGCCACAGTAGAGTTCTGGTTAAAAAAGAATGGTTTTCTTGGGGCAGCTAAAACGAAAAGAGAAGTTATTTATGATTTGTGGAATCATGAATTAGTTTCGAGTACTGCTTATGGGCGCCTTCGAATTGAGATGGATTCAACAAGGGCTGATACAGTTTTCTTGTTAACGGCCACGTCAGGTACTAGTGGTGTGAAATTGGCTACGATTGGCGCCACTGGGTCTCACGGGCCCGGATACATAACCTCTAAAGTTGGAGACGACAAATGGCATCACTATGCCTTTACTTTTAAAAATGCAGCATCAAATATTGAGTGCGAGCTATACCATAATGGCGAATATGTAGAAACAATCTTAACCGGCTCCGTGATTAACTGCGTCTCAGGAGGAATTTCTTGGGGACAGAACAAACCGATTGTATCTACTATTGGTGCACTGGCACACAGAACTTCTTTTAACGAAGACTCTATTGCCAAGCTCGGCCACGGCCCGCTGAGTGCGTCTATAGATGATTTTAGATTTTGGAAAACTCGTAGGACGGCTAAAGAAATTGGTATAAATTGGTTTGGTCAAGTAGCTGGTGGTTCGAATACTGACGATTCGAATACTAATTTAGGCCTGTATTACAAATTTAATGAAGGCATCACTGGCGAAGCAACAACAGATGAGATAATTTTAGATTATTCTGGCCGCATATCAAATGGTATATTTTATGGCTACACCGCCACTAATCAAAGATCCACCGGCTCTGCTTTAACAAACTCAGGGTATGCTAAATTTGAGTTTAGAGATCCTATAGTTTATAAAGAACACCCGGACGTGAGTTCATATATTACTAAGAAAAAACTTACAGGATCCATGTACGATGATCAAAATACTTCGTACTTATATTATACATTCCCTCAATGGATTATCGAGGATGACGAAGGTGGCGAACTTCATAAATTAACTCAAATTATGTCAAGTTATTTTGATACACTTCACTTACAAATTTCTCAAATACACAAAATTAAAAGTATTAATTATCCAAGTGGAAGTCAGAAAGCATATCCATTCATGAACCAATTGTTGCAGGACAAAGGTTTCTATGTATCAGAAATCTTTAATAACTCTGATTTGATAGAAAATTATATTAATCAAACAGAAGATTTTGTTATTAAAGATAAGCTTCATGAAATTAAAAATAGAATTTATCAAAATATTTATAATAATTTATCACACATTTATAAAACGAAAGGTACAGAACAATCAATTAGATCACTGTTGCGGTGTCTCGGCCTGGGCGATGATCTGGTCAAAGTAAACTATTATGGAAATAACAATGAATATTTGTTTAGAGAAAATTTTAGACACGCCACTGTAAAGAAAAGAGTTGTAAATATATCTGATTCTAATTTTACTGGAACAATTTATCAGGATGCATCAAAATTTTTAGATGCAACAAATAAAAATCTTTATAATGCGAATGCCCTCTCTTATTTGCCAAACGGAAAAGCCTTAAAAGAAATACCATTAACACTTGAAGCAAATGTTTATTTTCCAAAAAAATTCCCAAAGAGCAGTAAATTTAGTGATGGATATACAGAAAATACGTCTTCTGTCGTTGGCATACATACTATAGACACTAGCGGCGACTTCGGCGTCAATTCAACAACTTGGGCAAAAGATGGTTTTAATACACCAGGTTCCTTTGAAGACGCTGCAAACTTACACATTCTTGTAGAAAAACATCCACAATTCAAACAGCATGCTCGCTTTCATATTTCTGGGTCATATCGTGGTATTGTTGCGATGTCGAGTTCCTGGATTCAGGGAGTATATGATAATGAACATTGGAATTTGAGTGCAAGAATTCGACCTAAAAATTACAGCAACCACTATACTGTAACTGGTTTAGGAAAAGTTGGGGCAGCTGCAACAGCTACTTATACTAGCGCATCATATGAATTAATTTTCCACGGCGCGCATGCAAATCTTGGCACAATAGAAAAAGAATTTACTGTAACTAAAGACTTGACGTTTAATCAAGCAACCGCCTTTTTAACAAGCTCTAAAAAAATATATGTTGGTGCTCACAAAACAAACTACACGGGCAGTATTATTAATAAGAGTGATATAGATATAACATCAGTAAGATTTTGGTATAACAATTTAAGTGATGATGAATTACATTCACACATTAAAGACATAACAAATTATGGAGTGGAAAAGCCTTATGGGAACTTTTTAATTTCTTTATCAGGAACAGCCCCGCATAATGATCAAAAATATATGAACTCGTTATCCGGTGCTTACATACCGAACTATAAAACTTTGGCATTGCATTGGAATTTCGAAAATATTTCTGGCTCTGATTCAAGTGGGCAATTTAATGTTTTTGACTTTTCGTCTGGTTCATCCACGACAACAAACCTTGCATACAACGATTTCTCTTCATTTATTGATAGATATAACTCAGGCATCGCCCTCGGCTTTGCGACAAGCAGTAATAATTCTGTTATTGAAAATTTTGTTTTTACATCAAAACAACAGCTTCCGGAAGTCATGAACAGTTCTGACCAAATTGAGATAAGAAAGTTTGACGAGGATATATTCCTTAAAAGACAGCGGCCGATGACATACTTTGTAGCGATTGAAAAGAGTCCGTATCAAATCGTTTCAGATGAAATGATTGATATGTTTTCAACAATATTGGAGTTCAATAATATAATTGGTCATCCCGTCCATCGCTACCGCCTTGAATATAAACAATTAAATAAATTAAGAGAACTATTTTTTCAGAGAGTCGGTAAATCAGTTGATTTTGATAAATTTTTAGAATTTTACAAATGGGTTGATTTCACAATTAATAAAATGTTGGAGAGTCTCGTACCTGTTTCTGCAAATATATCAGGAGATATTAGAACAGTGATTGAAAGTCACTTGCTTGAAAGAAATAAATACAAACATCCATTTGTTAGATTAATTGATATTGATTTCGAACCAGAATTCAACCCATTGCCTCCACATCATGGAGTAAACAGTATTAATAATGATCTGCCCCCTGCTTATCGAAATCTGGCTGCGCAAGTCCATGGCGGTTTTTCTGATGGCGGCGATGAAAGAGCAAAAGAAGCCCAAGCCGGAGGCGGCGACGGCGGCCGAGGCCCAGTAGTTCAAGGGAGATCCCCTTTCCCTAGTCTGGAAAAGGGAATGCAAACATTACGCAATCATGAAATTATTAGTACCAATGTTAACACTATTGGAGTAGCAGATGTTGATATTAATAGAGAACATCTTAGAAGAATAATAATGAACTCCGAGGTGATAAATAGACTAACACCAGGGATTTCTGCGGGCGTGTTAACACCGATTACACAAGGTCATAATCAGTATTATAATAAGAAAATAAATTTTGAAAAAGAAGTTTTGGCTTTTAAAGGCACTTCAGAAGATAACAGTGATCATGTTAAGATAGAAGCAGGAAAATTAAATCAAGACTACGGTTTGCAAGACGTTATTATACACCGCAAGGATAAAGAGAGATATAGCGGCGAAGCAGACTTATTTCAAAAAAATGAGGCTGGTACTTTTATAGAAGAACATAGTGTTTCAAAAACAGATATTGTTACACCATTTACAATTTACAGCCACAGCGGCCCAACAAACAGTCAAGTTAGCACCGATTTTAAAACTAATTACGAATTTACTAACCTTCATCATGATAGTTACAATGCTGAATCGCCTTTGCAGGGACCATTTACTAACGAGCATGTCGGAGGATTGGCTTATCGACACGCGCCAGTTAATGTTGTTAATACAATAAAAACTAGTACAGACACAGAACTCACCCGCCCAGAAGGCTGGAGGATACGTTTTGGAAATGATGGTGTAGCTGCCACCGCAACAATAACCATCACGGCGTACACCGAACTCAACGCCGGCGACAAGGTGAACTTGGTTGCTACTGATGGTACTAATTATGACTTTACACAAGGCGACCAAAGTTCTGTTAACGGTACATTTGAAGCCACGACCTCAAACAATGCAACAGCAGCTAACCTGATGAATGTTATCAACACCTCATCGGGCCCAGCAGGGACAAGGTTTACTGCCTCTGTTGATGGGGCAGTTGTGACTGTAACTCAAGCAACAGCAGGCGCGGACGGCAACACAACTGTTACTTTAACAGATTCTGGTACTGCCGGTATGACTAAGACAAACTTTACCAGCGGCACAGATGATAAAACAGTCAAAGTATACGGACCCGGCGCCGATGGATTCCACAAGCCACGTGCATCATTTTACCGCGAAGAATTAGTTAAAAGACCAGTTAATATTAAAAATATTAAAACAGTAACTTCTTCAATCAACGGACTAAGAGTACTTGGTAATTACATTAACAATTATGAATTAGTTCAAACCGTTGGCGCCGACGTCAATAATTTATGGTTTATACACCATACAGGAAATTTACCTAGTTCTGGCTCTGATGCTAAATCTATAGTGTTCAAAGACTTATATGATTTTAAAGTAGACGAAAGAAAATATCTAAGAGATTTATCGACAAGGCAAAAAACTGTTATAAACGATAGGTTTTCAGCACCAGGCGGGCCTGAAGTTAATTCTCTTGGATTTTTAGACGAAGCGTCTAGAACATATAGTGTATATAATAATCTAAACTATAGAAATTTATCGGTTAGACAGCCCTTAAAGACGCTCTTAAGCGAAGCCGAGGGTAAATATGAGGGTACCCCCGGGTTTAACCTTAGAAGGGCCAACACGGCATCATATCATGAGGTACACAACAATCGAATAACATTACTCAAAAGGCCTGGCTCTACAGTTCTAACATCGTCAATCTATAATAATGGATTTGTTATTACGCCAACTCCTTCTTCTGACCGGCAGTATGCGTGGATAACAGCGTCCTTAAGTACCCATGATTTGGGTGATTCGGCACCCATGGGATACGCGCACAGAAGTGGGGAAGAGAGAAAAGCCAAATCTGGTGGTTATATTTATACTCCATCAATAGCTTTCATGAGCGCTAGCGATATAAGCAGTTACATTGACGGAGACGACGCCGGCACCCCAAGAAAGTTTGGTGGGTTTGACAAAGATAAAAAACCTTCTGGCTTCGCCGCAGGCTCTAGATTAACAACAGATTTTGTTGGTTTGAACTTTCACATATTAGCTGCCGTCACTGCAAGCCAAAATTTCTTAAGTGCTTCCGGATTGAACACAAAACTGCTTACTCTTGAAAACACTTCATTTACTAAAGCAAATTTGTTGAATACTTTTTTGCTTAATTATAATGGTCCTTACCAATATCCATCATGGAAACAAACAAGAACAGGTGAACATCCCATTGTTAGGGATATGAGAATAAATAATAGAATTTCTATACAAAAACCAGCAAGATTATTTACTGATGATCAGGGTAATCACTATAAAGAGATGCGTTCACCTCATTCGCGTTCTTTCACCGAACCAGCTGTTACTTCAAAATACAAGCCATTAACGCATCGTTTTTTATACAAGCCAGATAATTTAACAAATTTAGATGCTGCGAATGAAGGTCAAGGTATACAAACCCGGGTTAAAAGAGACCCAAATCAAATGGTCGCAGACCTGATTACTCTCGAACATACTTATGGTAATAAACTAGCAAGTTTTAGCAGAAATGAAATTGATAAATTATTAGATGTGAAAGTTAATACAGAAAATCTAGCGTATGATGATTTAACTGCAATATATCTTTATAGTGGTTTGACCGGTGAAAGTACCCCGGTCGAAAAATTTGTTTCACTAAACTATCGCGAAAGAATATGGCCGAGGGAAAAAAATGAATATCTCTCGAAGACTTACATGAGAAAGAATTATTTTGTATCGTTCTGGAGAGAAAACAGAAATAATAGAGTTATCACAAACCCAGTACCTCTTGCAACTTGGGTGGAGGGCAACGCAAAAGGTTTTACTAATGCATTTGATAAATCGTTAATCACTAAAAATGATGGATCAGCAATACGTCCAATGATCGGTGATACCGGAAGTATGTGGCCATTAGATGCGAGGACAACAGACAATTTAGGCAATACATCTTTCGAAACTTCTATTACGATTAATGGTTTGGATACTACAGGTACTACTCATGCAACTGGAGCTGTAGCTCCAATGGTATCTGGTGGTCTTGGTGAACTTTGGAGTATGTACCCGCAGTGGAGTATTATCGATACAAATTCTGGTAAAGCGCGCAAGTTTACTGCTCAAATGAGCCCGATATACTCGCGACGTACCTTCGAAAACGTTTGGATTACTACAGGCGGCGCCAGTACTTTAACGTATATGCTTGCCGGCGATACAAAATGGGAAGCCGACTCGCAAGCTGATAAACAACCTTTCCCACAAGGAACATATGAAAACTGGGTAGAAGATTTAAGAAGGCAAGGAAAAGATTATTCTCTAATACCAGAATTTAGGATTAGTGAACATATGGATTATTATGTAAACGTTAAAGCTTCAGACTTTCTAGCTGATCGAGAAGGTTTTCTAACTCTGACAGGTACTGTTGCATCAGATAGCGCAAATGATAATTTTTATAAAGATTATTCTCATAGTGATTTCCTTAAACATTTTAATATCATCGACGAACACAGGAAAACTACTTTTATGAATGGTAAACAAATTCAAAGAGCAGAAGATACCTCATTAACTTTAAAATGTAGAGCACTAATGAAATTCCTGCCATATAGTGGTTTTTATCCTGTCTTAAGAACACTCGAACTAGCTAGTTTATTTTCAGCTTCATTTTTTGATACAGCTCAGGTTAAGAAAGTCTCGAAACAAGTTGCTGATAATTTTCTTGGATATAAGCGCCCGCTTATCACACCTTATTTCGCACCAGGTATAATGTATAACACAATAAAAGCTGGTATAGCTGTTGACTATCCGGTATACACGATACCCACACCGCGCTCGGCAGCCGTAAGTTATATAAATCATTACAAACCTAGTTATGAAGCTACTGGCTCATTTAAAACTGTTCAGGGAATAAATAATTATGGCTATAGATTAAATGAAAATTTTACTAAGAGACTTCAGTTTGAAAGCCTTCTAGAACCTTCAGAGTTTTACCGTGGGTTACAAATTTTGGATCAAGAAATACATCCTTCAGCGTCAGTCCATCAAGCTGCAGCATCTGAATTACCTCCTACTGCATCATTTAGTGAAACAAAAGATAAAAGATATAAATTAGCTATGCACAATTTCTTAGCAGAAACAATGCAATTTTTTGTTGATAAAACTCCAATTAAATCAGATTTTGGAGATTTAGATCCAAGATTCGGTCAAATGTCGGGCACTACACCGTATGAAATGTTCATTATTATGAAGAAAACTGGTTCTTTCTCAATGTATGACAGGCCATCTGCATTCGGCCCACCTGTGGTTAACGCATTTTCACGTTCATCAGGGATTCCTACAACGCTTTACACGAATGAAGTTAATGCATCCAATGCGGCGCCAACTGCTGCTCAATATGGAAAGGCTAGTGGATATTCTCCGTTTACACCTCCTTACGAATCTTTGGAGCACGATTACTCTTATCAAAGCCCACACAGCGGATCTTTAATCAAAATTGAATTTAATCCTGTTAAATTTGATGCATCATTAGACAACTCTAGGTACGATCTACTTACAATTCTTTCTGGAGCAACAGTAACTTATGCACGCAATGGGTTTGTTCCTTTTGCAGCTCTTGCCACCGGCCAAACTAAAAATATTGATAATGCTATGCAGGTTAGCGCTTCTATTAACTTTACTGAAACAATATTTGATTTTGAAAAAACTGCTAAAGAAACACGAGATGGATTAAAATTTGGAGCCCCGGTGCTTGATTTTGATAAAGCAGGACGGAAACTTGTTATTGAAACAAAATTTGAGACTCCGATGTTGAATTTTAAAGACGTCGCAACCACCTTACCAAAATATGGATCAGGTTCCGTAGCAAAAGGCATGTGGCACCAATATGGTACTTTGCCCGCTAATCCAGAAGAAGGAGTAGTTATTGAAATTGCGGATGGTTTAAATAAACCTTCACTTGCCGACGCACTTGGTTTAAGGAAAGGTAATCATAAAATTGGCAAAGTACCATCTAAAAAGAAGGTAAAAGAATCAATTATCGCAATCCCTTTTAGAACTATAAAAAATAAAAAAGTATTTTTCTCAATTGACAGAGAAAGAATTGATGCTGCTATATTCTATGATAGGGAAGCTAGTGAGACAGAAAGAGAAAAGATACTTACAATCGCTGGCCAAGATGTTATTGATATGGTTAAGAAAATGAGGACGTATGTTTTACCTCCCAAATTTGACTTTTTAACTTTCCATGGTAAATTTAATACACCAGAAGTAAAGCCATTTGCAATGCATATTTTTGAATTTGAACATGAATTTAGCCAGCAAGATCTCATAGATATGTGGCAAAATCTTCCACCTGATTTAGGTACCAATATCAAAGAACCAAGAGAGAGTGTATCTACTATAACTCATCCTCTTTTAGCGCAGGCAATAAGAGAATATTCTGAAGAACACGAAGAAAACCAAAAGAAGTCCGGGTTTGTTACACTCCATGAAGACTTGCGTTGGATAATATTTAAAGTTAAGCAGAAAGCTGAATGGAACTACTATAAATCTTTAAGAAAAACTAGGGGAGATTTATTATTACAAATTGAAGATAACCAAAAATTAGACATTGCTTCTGGTAAGTTAGACCCAAAAGAGGCTGTGCAATTAAGTTCAAAAGAAGTTGAACCATTATATAGTTATAATTGGCCATATGATTTCTTTTCTATGGTTGAGTTAGCACAAATAGAAGCTGACGTTAAAATAACGCCACAATTAGTTGAAGAAACGGAGGACGATATGCCAGCACCAGCAAAAATTATTGGCCAAGCACTAGCTAGTGCAGCAACAAAAGAAGGTATGTCCTCCACCGCCGGCGGCACAAACACAACCACCGGCACAAGCACAACCGGAGGCGGAAGTACAACCGGAGGGAAATAAGATAAATGGCATTTTTTAATCAAAAACAAGAAGTATTCGATATACAACTAACTTCCCATGGAAAAAAACTTTTATCCGAGGGAAGTCTAACACCAGAATATTATGCTTTTTTTGATGATGACATCCTATATGATGCTCGATATACTGGTTCGCCCGATAACCATTTACCAGCCGAAGAACAGAATTATATTGCTACACGTATCAAAGAAGAAACTCCAAGATTGAAAACACAATACAACTTTACGCGATTAGAGAAAAAAGATAGAATGAATGTGGCTGGAAAAAATCAATTTTTTAAAGCAGGGTCTGGGCTTGTTGATTATGAAGATTTGGGCTTTGGCCCTGATTTTTATGATGCTGCAGCGCACGGAGAATGGTTAAATCTTGTACAAGAACAAGAGATGATAGAAACCGTTAGTCCGAATGTTTCCGCCGATATATCATCATGGGTCAAATTTCATTTGACCAACACTTATGAGTATAATAACGAATTTGGCATTCTTAACAATTATATTATGCAAGAGCCAATTGGCACTTCAGATTTGGGAAACAGATATGCTCCTTCTTGGGATATGCAATGTTATAAAGGACAAATTAGCAGCTCTGTTGAGCAACTCTATACTAATCGTTTTCCTACTTTAAAAATTCCCCAAGTTGAAATAGAATGTAATTTTACTACTGTAGAAAAATATAATATGAACTTTGCTAAAGATATTAATAATTCAATTGCGGTTAATAATGCTTTGGCTCATGTTGGAGCAGATGAAATTATTCCATTTGAAGATGGAACATATTACGAAGTTAAAAGAGGAGAAATCTTGCTTGAGTTAACAGAAGAAAATGTTCCTTACGGTATTGATAATTATGAAGTTGAGGTCTTTTTTATAGAGGACTCTAATTTAGACACAGAACGCTGGATTAAACTATATTTCAACCCAGAAGTTGAGGTAGAAAATGTTTTTTATGCTCCATATGTTAATGACGATGAAGAAAGAAAAACATATGCACCCCCCAAACCAGAAAATATTTTAGCCAATTTTTTAGATATTAGTTTCGATGAAGAAATATCAGAAGATGTTATTTGTACCACTAGGGCTGAATTGAAAAACAGAAGTTTGTTTTCTGATGTAGAAATAAACTGTGAAGACTTGGAAATCATCTCTCCATCTCAGACAAATATAAATATGTATGGTGAAACTTTAGAAGATACAGGAGAAATTTGCTAATGGTTATTAAACAAAATCGATTCGGCCAATCTGTACCAGATGTTTTTATTGGAAGTATAAGATTATCAAAAGGCTATGACCATTTAAAAGAAAGAGAAAATGCTCGTCAAAGTAATATTGTTTCTGATAGAATGACACAGAACAGATATAATAATGATTTTGTTGCAAGAGTTTCCGCCGGCGAAGGATCACAACTTATTTCTACGGTAAGACTATACATAAAAGAAATTGTAGATTCATCCAACAAAACATCTTGGTTGAACGAATCTGGTGTCAATAAAAGAATGAAAATAAGGATTGCACAAAGCCTGTCTTCTGGAGCGACGAAAGACATAACAAGAGCGCCAATTCAATTACTTCCAGGCGGTTATTATGACGATATTTCAAAGACCGCACCCCATGGAGCCGCCACAAGTGTCATATGTAAAGATATAGATATTAATAACAGACCAGATAATTTTAGAATTGAAAATTATTTAACAACAGAAACAAAAAATCACAGAGTATATGATATACCTTATGAAATCATTTTTTCTTTACCAAATGATAACCCTCAACATCTAACATATTTTGCTGTTTGTTATTACGATTCAGATATAGAATCTCTTACTCGTGAAAAAAAGAAAAGAATTCCGCTAATCTCTTCCTTGGGCCGGCCCACAATCGAACAAATTATTGTTAGCAATAAACTTGTAAAGAACTCAAAACATTATTTGCTAGAAAAAAATAAGAGGCCGTATTTTGGTCCAATTCACCAAACATCAGACGGTCAAGTTAATACTGGTCTCTCTTCCGGGACAGGGAAAAACGAACGATTGATTACAACCAGCGTGCCGAATATCAAAACTATAGATTACAGAGTTATAGATAAATTCAAAAAAATTGATATTTCTTTTAAAGAAAATGATAAAGATGCCATAAAAGCTTCCAAGTCGCTGAATTTAAAAACAACATATAATAAGCAAAATGATGATGTATTCTTTACAGATTTATTTTTGAATAGGGATCGTAATGGATCAACCAAATTTATTTTTGGGGTTAAAATAGAAAAAATATTTAGGAATTATAGTCATTATGCAAAATTGTTTAATAATCCCGATCCAGCAATTGTAAATTCAATTCTTGATGCATCTAAAATAAGAAAATTAAGAATTTTAAGAAGAAGAATAAATGAAAACCAAACAGGTCTCGATCGGTTAAACGGAAAGAAAATATTACCATTTTTTAATCCAAATGGCAGCCCGGATGAACACGTTGTTGTTGAATTATTTAACAGGCCGATGTTAACAAAAACTGGTGTCACTGATCTTAAAGGAGTTCGAGAAGACCAATATACTAAAGAGCCAATTGGTACTATAGAAAATATAAACCTATCTTTAAAAAATGCTGGTGATATATTATTTTTCCAAGTGGTAGATAAACAAATTGCTAAGGTGACAGAAGGTAGTTACCAATATGGTATTGAATTAGAGATAGAAGAAAGAACACAAAATTATTTGATTTCTAATTTATTGGGTTTTGAACAATCAATTCAATTATATGACAATACAGCAATGGTAGCTCAAAAAGCCGGCTTTAATAATTTTAATAAAAAATACACTCAGTCATTCATGTCTTTGACAACGGTTTTAAGCGAAGATTCAAAATCAGGTACGCCATGGTCAAATCTTATAAAACAATTTATTAGAATTGTCAATTTATTTATGGGCCACAATCCTCAATTAACCGCAGAATTACAAAATAATTTAGCGAGAGTACTATATTCCCTTGCCTCACCGATAAGTAACAACCCAAAAGATATGGATTTTGTTAAAACAATGATGCTTGAGTATGCTAGTAAAATTAGAAATAAATTAACATATGAGTCTTCAATAACCAAGCGCAAGAATAGAACTGCTGCTTTATATACAAAAAAGGAGACAGAACCTAGAACAGCCGTTTTCAAATTAAATAAGTATTTTGGTTCTTCTTTCAAAGGTTACAGCAATAATAATATTTCTGCTGAAATTGTTGATGCATCCCTGGATCCGAATTATGGTTACGAATATTTTGACGCAGACGCTACCTCCCTTGCGGGATTTAAAACATATGATGCAGATGAAATAATAAGAAGGTCTAAAATAGAAACCTTGAGATATTTTAATAGCGAAAATCCTTCTTTAAACCTGCAAGTCGATGGTAAAATTTATTCTAACAGAGATTTTGTTGCTTCAAACAAATATCAATATTTTGCGCCATCTTTTGTTTCGTTAGGCGGAAATAAAAAAGTTAATTTGATTGATGAAGAAGATAACATTTTTAATAAAAATAAGAATGCTGTTTTATTATTAGATGTTTTGGGCTATAATATGTCACAAATAGATAATAACATGACTGATTACACGCAATACTCTTTTTCACAAAAGTTAGATTCTTTTTTAGCTTTTAGGGACGTTAACAGAATATTACATAAAAATAATGAAAGGGAGTTGGAGAGTCCAAATTATGCTCTTGCAGATAATTATTTTGGCAAAACAACAAAAATTATAATTGATAGAAATATTTCTGATGACCAAGAAATTATTAATAGCATCAACAAACAAAGTGACAATCGATATTCATCTCGTAGTAACAATATTAGACAAGTACCTGAAACCAACGCCGCAGGGAATGGGATAATGTTATCTCTCCTCGGGGCCCATTATTTAAAAACATTAGAGCCGATTAAGGATCTCGAAAAATGGAATCTGAGAAACCCTGATAATATCATAACTTTTCTAGACAAAGTTGAGAGCAAAGACACTGCTAATTCGAGGACCGTAACAATTGATTCGGGAAACAAATTAAGAAAAAGACCAGCAAATCAAATTTCTGTAGAAAAACAAAAAATTATTAAAGAAATGCCGATGCAACTTAAAGCTTTATTGCACCAAGGTGTCAGTGATATTAGCAAAAATAATTATCGAAAAGAGTTGTTGAATTCAAATTTCAACCCCCTGCAGGATGCAAGTAAATTTTTAATGTTTTGGCTGATGCATGGGCAACTTATAGAATTGCAAGCATGTACTGGGTATCCAACTAATAATAATGACATTAGTCTAAAACAACCTCGCTGGTCTCCCGTCACACCGGATGTATGGAACACTATTTTGAATAATAACACTACATTATGCAGATTGGTTAGATATAGAAATCCGATGTTGCTAGGTACTTATCCTGAATCTTTAGATCTTCCAATATACAATGAGTATTTTTTAATTAAAGGTAAATCTAATGTCGTTTCAAATGATAGTAGAAGTCCAGTTAAAAATATAGAAAGAATTGACAGATTAATTAATGGTTCTGATAAACTTTATGCCACAGGTGTTCAGCCTGAATATATTTTTAACGCGCAACTGGGCTTCGCCCGCGTCGGTTCCGCTAATCCCACACCACGTCCACGCCCACAAGTTCCCGGTCCCGCCCGACCCCCACGCCTTAGCCGAAACCAGGCCCAAACTCCGTCGGCCGGCCCGTCGCAACAACTCAGAACACCACGCACCGAAATGGCGACCCCAAGCCCAGGAACTGGCCCGGGTACCAGGAATGGTGGTACTACCGGTAGAGGTGGCTACTAATGTCAATTGAAAAACTGTATATAAATACACACTTTATAACAAAGAATAAACAAACCCCGACCCGCGTGGATCTCCTTGCGAAGCATCGTGGTTATTTTTATAACTTGGAAGGAGGCATGCAAGGTGGCCAAGGTACTACGGAATTCAATGAAAAAGGAATTACCGTTTCTTTTGGAACACCAACAGAAGTAGGTGCTAACGCTTATGGAGGCTGCTTCGAGTTCAATGACATTTATAGATCATATCCAGTTTTTATAAGGTCCAGTGATGTTACAACAAAAGATCCAATTCAGGGCGCCCCCGATGGCCCGCCTAGAGACAAAGCCGGCAGGACATTAGGAATGTGGACCAAGCTTTTGTTTGGCACCGGGCCAGATGGAACAGATCCTTTGATTCCGGTGATGCTCGCCGGCGGTACAGAACTAATACCATTTGGCCAAGATGGTTTATTAACAAAAGCGTTTTTTAATACAAGGTATTATGATTATTCTTTTAAGCAAATGATACCAACAAGTCCACAAATGGCGGTACAAGGCGCAAACGGCATGGGCAGCGTCTTGAACCAGTTCTCGCCCTCTCACCAGCTTGCCTCATCATACTCTTATTACGTAGAAGAATACGAAGACTATGTGGCGAATACAGAAATTGGTGAGATTTCTTTACCATACATATATAATTTTATTGATGAAATTCATAATTCTAACTTAGATAAT